TGGGCTTACAAAAAAGCGAATCGCCTATATTACGCCGGCGCCTCGACGCAGTTAGCAGCGTGTTTCGAAAGGCCTGAAGATGTATTGGCTGAGATTATCGGCGTCGGACGCGGGCTTGCCCCGATTCCCAGATTGTACACTCCGAGCCCCGACGGCCCAGCGATAGGAGGATTTAGTTCTTCTAAAGCTTTTGATGAGCGGCCGTTTAAACGTACGGGAACAACTCAAGGTTGGGCCGGGAGCCCCCCTCAGAGCGCTGCACAAGCCGAAGATGAATATGAAGATGGTGACGACGATGGAGAGTTTTACGATCTTTTAGATCTAGCACGGTTACAAAGACCGCCTTTGGGCGAGTGTTTCCTCTTTAGAGATGATACTTACTAAAAGGTCATAATAGGTGATATATGAGCAAAACACTTTATGAAGAGGCAGTTGCTGACGCTCGAAAGCTAAGAGAGTTAGCCGAAGAGACGGCAAAAAATCGTGTTGTTGAAGCAGTAATGCCGCAAATCCGAGACCTGGTCAACAGGCGCATTTTGGGCGAGCAGTTAGACGAATTCGCTGAAGAAGACTTGGCGGCCCCTGAAGACGAGTTTGCTCCTTCTGTAATCGTGGATCTGCCACAAGAGGACGAAGTCGACACAGCATCCGAGGAAGCCGGCTCAGAATCAGAAGCCCGGCATACGCACGTCAGCGTTGCTGCTGACGGCTCTGTTAAGGTCGACGTTGACTCTACTGAAGAAGAAGGCGTGTCTGACGAATTTGTGCTCACGGATACGATGGCCGAAGCTTTAGGAAGAATCATTCGCGGAGAATCGTCTGAGAGTGAGCGATTATATGCCGTAGAAGAAACGGTCGCAAAAATAAAGAAGTTGTTAAAAACTGTCAATGAGAACCAGTTGACAGTGCACCAACGAGAAAAACTACATTTTTCTTTCAACCGGTGTCTAAAAGAAGTATTGAGTTTACGTGGTTCGATCATACTTAGTGAATTGAATACTCAAGAAAAGCTTGAGCAAAGGTTGACAGAGGTTATTAAGGAGATGAAGGACATGTCAAAGTCAAACCGGCAAAATATTTTTGATTTTCTCTTCGAGGCAGATGATGATCACCTCGGCGAGGCTGATATTGCATTAACACTAGCAGACGACGAGGTCGAAGACCTGGTAGCTGCCGAGGATGCTGATGCAGTAGATGCAGCTTTAGATGATATTCTAGCTGCAGCCGAACTCTCTCTTGGCGAGCCCGAAGAGGTCGACGTCGACGTTGAAGAGGAAGAGGTCGAGGTTACCGATGAAGAAGGCGGAGAGGCTGTAGCGGTTGAAGACGAGTTTGCTTTCGAAGAAGGCTCCGGGCCCGTCTATGAAATCGATGAGAGCATGCTCCGTCGAGAGATTCGTCGCATGCGGCAGCTGCGTGAGCAAGATGCCGGCCGAGCAACTGAAGCAGATCCTGCATTAGCTCATGGCGGCGAAGACCTCGGTGACGTAGTATTAGACGTTGATGAAGACGATCTCATTAATGCACTCGCTGACGAGCTTGGCGATCCGGGCGTGCCGGCGCCGGTTGTTGAGCGTCGACGTCGCCGTGCTCCTCGTCGCCGTGCTCCTCGCCGATCGAATCGCACCGCCATGGCCGAGTCGCGTCGAGCGCGCAGCCAAGTTGGACAGTATCGCAATGCGCTGTCCGGCATGAAGAAGCAGTTGGTAGAAATGAACCTTTTCAATGCCAAGCTCCTCTATGCTAACAAGCTCATGCAAAATAAGAACCTTTCTGTGAAGCAGCAACGAGCAATTGTCGAGGCTTTAGATAATGCCAAGACGCTTCGTGAAGCCAAGCTTCTCTATAAGAGCCTGTCGGAGTCCCTCTCCCGACGCGTTCGCGGCAATAAACTTAATGAGGGAGCTTTACGGACGCTCGGATCGTCTTCCAGATCAACCCGGTCGGCTCAGCCGGCTTCTAGTGGAGTTGAGGTAGATCGATGGGCAGTCCTCGCTGGTATCAGCAATGACTAACCATCTATTAACACTCAAGGAGAAAACAAATGTCTAAGTCATTCAATTTGGATCAGCTGACTGAAGGCATCCGCCAGAGAAATCTTGGAGGACAGAATAAGCAGCTGGTTGAAAAGTGGTCCCGTACGGGCCTGCTTAGAGGCCTCGACGGAGTTCACCGCGAGAACATGGCTCGAATCCTGGAAAATCAGGCCGGCCAAGTTCTTAAGGAGGCTTCTTCGATTTCGACCGGTGGCGGTAACCTGACTAGCTCGGGCGACCTCCGCGGTTTCACCAATATCGCATTTCCGATCGTGCGCCGAGTTTTCGGCGGTTTGATCGCGAATGAGCTCGTTTCCATCCAGCCCATGAGCCTGCCTTCTGGCCTGCTCTTCTATCTGGATTATACCTACGGCTCGACGCAGGGCACCGGCGGTCTTACCGGCCAGGGCGCTGCATATAACACTGGTTCGTCCATTTACAGTTTGCCTACGGGCAAGGGTGTTCGTTCTGGTTCGAAAGCCGTTGGCGGCCTTTATGACCTTGCCGGTCAGGGCTACTCGCGCGTGTACTCGTCCTTCGCTTGCACAGCGATAGCAGACCTGTTGCTTTCTGGCGCAGTTCGTGGTACGAACGGCCAGATTACTGCTGGAAATGTTGCAGAGGCAACCGGTTCTGATGGAAAGTACTTACAGTTCGATCCGCAGATCACTCTGAGCATCGAGAACAACACGACCCCGGGTGGATCTGCTGGTCCTGGTGTGTATTCTTTCGTGGTCGTCGACGCAACCAATCTTAGTAACGTTGATGGTACTATGGTCAAAGAGGTTGCTTTGCTATCGGACGTGGTCGGCACAGACCCAGCCGGTATTGTCGTCGTTGGGAATGATACAGATGGCAACCCCATTCAAGAAGGCAATAACGTTCTGAACGTACGCCGCTTGAATCAGCTAGGTACGGTTGCTGGTAGTAAGTTTACTGTGGATCCCTTTGCAGACGTTGCGGCAACCAATACTGGTATTCTCATGGTCGTTTCCGGTACACTTACCGGTGGCCTGGCTGACGGTATCGCTGTAGCATCGGTTGCTTTCCCAATCTCCGCGGACCTCAACTCTGCTGCTGGTACGGCTTCTACGCTTGTCATTCCGGCTTTCGAGTCTAACTTTGCCGCGACGCCGTCCCCGGCGATTCCTGAGATCGACATCAAGATCGAGGCTCTTGCAGTGGTCGCGAATACTCGCAAGCTGCGGGCCAAGTGGTCGCCAGAGCTCGCACAGGACCTGAATGCTTATCACAGCTTGGATGCTGAGGTAGAGCTTACTCAGATTCTTTCAGAGCAGATTGCTCTGGAGATCGACCGAGAGGTTCTGAACGATCTTCTGCAGGGAGCTCAGGCTGCTAACTACTACTGGTCGCGTGCGCCCGGTAAGTTTGTCAACAAGGAGACTGGCTCTGAGGTCCTCCAAACAGGAGCCACGGCGCCTGGACCTGCCTGGCGCGGCACTGTTCGCGAGTGGTACGAGACTCTGGTTGAGACCTGCATCGATGTAGGTAATCAGATTCACCGTAAGACTCTGCGCGGTTCTGCCAACTTCATCGTGGTCGGTCCTGACGTGGCTACCATTTTGGAGTCTTCGGTGTTCTACAAGCCTAACTACACCTTAGACGGTGATGGACAGGTGAGTCAGCCCATGGTGATCGGTGCAGAGCGCGTCGGTAACCTTAGCAATCGTTTCACGGTCTACAAGGACCCTTACTTCCCTCGGAATAAGGTTCTCGTCGGCTTCAAGGGCGGTAGCTACTTAGAGACTGGCTATGTGTATGCTCCGTATGTGCCGCTCATCGTCACTCCGACGATCTTTGCGCCTGAGGACTTCACCCCGCGTAAGGGTGTCATGACTCGCTACGGCAAGAAGATGGTTCGCGCTGACTTCTACGGCACTGTTACGTGCCTGGACATGAGCGTCATCTAGCGCTAGCTAAGAAGATAATTTCTTCGATCGGGGCATCCTGTGCAATCAGGATGCCCCGATTTTTTATTTAAATTGACTAATTTTAAAATAATTTCATCGCTAATGACGATTGCAGTGGGTTGACCACAGAATGTATTCCTTCTCGAGCCGGTTGAGAGAAAGTCAAATAATTATAAGACATGAAAGAGCACTGTAAGGAAACTTTGAATCGGTTGAAAGCACTGACGGAAGGTCTGTGTGACAGAGATGCACAGCTCAAGCGTGATGTACAGCTGTTTGAAGAATTTTTCGAATTTTTTCCCATACCTGTGACTATTTGGTCCATAGGGCAGTCTAGAGTGGTTCTTTCTCAGAGGGGAAACGGCTTCGTAAGACAAGACGCTACTACTTTAGATGAATTGTTCCTGTGTTCTGAGTCTAGCGTGCTGTCTATCGCAAAGCACGAAGAGGCGTTTAGCGGTAAAAAAATAGATTACTTTGTTAAAACAACGAATGCCCTGTTTTTTGTTAAGCTTTTGCCGTCTTACGACGAAGACCACAGCATTTGTGGAGTCACAGGTATATCTTGGGACGTGTCTGATAACATGACTATTTTATCGTGCCTAGAAAGTATTTTCGAGCAGACTGCTGGTCGCCGCGGCGAATACAAGGATATTCACCGAAAGTCTGCTGAAGCACTAGCTGCTAGCCGCCTAAAGAGATTGCTTGATGAGATCGGAGGTTAAAAGATGGTTGCTAATTCGCAAAATGGATGGAACGAATATTCTAAGCTAGTTCTCAAAGAATTGGAGACGCTCTCTGATGGCATAGAAAGCTTAAAAAATGAAGTACAAGAAGTGCGACAAGAAATTACAAAAATACAAGTTAGAGAAGACAAGGTCGATGAAATCAAAGGATGGAAAGAAAAGGTTGATGAAGTAATTTCACCTACTCAATTGAGGGAACTAGTTCTTTCCGTGGACAGCCTCAAGGACTTTCGTACTAAAGCGATAACTGTTTTTGCCGTAGTTCAATTTGGAATGGCAGCTTATATATGGTTGATGAAAGTTTTATAGAATGGAACACAGTGGCAAAAAACGGCAGTCACGAATGCTTAGGTGAACCGATGGGAGAAAGTTTAGATGCCTGATTTTGCTAACACCACTAACCCGACGCCGTTTGGGTTTTTTGATACAGACGCAGATTTCCAAACCGAAGCTGACGGCATGATTACTTTCGTAAAAAGAAAGTTGGGAGACGACATCCTATCTGTTGAGTTGACAAAAAAACAGATTTGGGCATGCTTTGAAGAGGCATTTTGTCATTATGGCGCAATAGTCAATGAACACCAAGCTAAGTCTCAATTATCTAATTTGCTAGGAATGGCCACTGGTTCTTTGAGCGGAAGTGAGCAGAGGTTTCCTAGGGAGAATTTCGAATTCATGCTCCGACGCGCCGAGCCTTACGCGACCGATGCTGGCTTGGGAGGTTCTTACAACACTCTGTCTGGATCCATTACCACAATCGCAGATCAACAGGATTACGATCTCTACACTGATTTAAAGGATGAAGCCGGAAACACTCTATTCAGCAATGCAGCCAATAGCCCTCAATCTAAGATGAAGATTATGGAAGTGTTTCATTCTAGTCCTTCCAATGCATATAGGTTTTTTGATACCACTAGTGCCATAAACTATTTAGCGAATGAATTTGCTTTCGAGTCTTACACTCCGGAAACTGTTTTTTACATTTTGCCTGTTTTCGAGGATGTGCTCCGCGGCGGGATGTTAGACATGTCTACTCGTGTGAGGAGAAGCAATTATTCTTATAAAATATCTGGTACCAAAATACGGATATATCCGATGCCTACCGGCGATCCGGTCAAACCCAAAAAAATATGGGTGAGAGTAGGGTTCTCGCCTGATGCTATGAAGCCTTCTTACAGCGATGATTCGATCTACGGTGTAAGTAATTTATCGAACGTTCCGTTTGGCAGATTGGAGTTTTCTAAGATCAACTCTATCGGAAGGCAGTGGGTGCGTCAATATTCGCTAGCATTATCTACAGAGTTGTTAGGCCTGGTGCGTTCTAAGTTCGCATCGGTGCCCATTCCGGGCGCGGATTTACAACTAAACGGATCAGAGTTGGTAGGATACGGCAGGGATGATCAGACTACCCTCCGGGAAAGACTCATTAGTATGTTAGAGGAGTTGACTTATAGCGCGATGTTGGAGGACGAAGCGACAGCAAGCGAAAATCTTTCGCGAGTCTTGAGGAACATTCCCATTCCGAACGGCCAGGCCATCATTGTAGGATGATATATGGCTAGACTGTTCATCACACCAAGAGAAGTCGATTTAATTTCTGATCTGACCAAGGAAATAACGAAGGACGTAGTCGGTCAAAAGGTTTATTTTTACAAAGCCAGAGAAGATCTTAGCAACATCCACGACGTCTATGAGGAAGCTCCTGACAAAGTATTTGATCCCCCTGTAGAAATCGATGCTCGCGTAGAATGGGAAGCTAGCGCGCCATCTACAGGTAAATTCGGTTCCGAGGAGTTGGCTACAATTACAGTATATTTTCATGAGAGGGATTTGATTGACAAAGACCTAGATCCAGAGCCTGGTGATTATTTTAGCTATGGAGCTACGTTTTTCGAAATAACTTCCACAATAGTCAATAGCCAAGTATATGGACAAGTAGAGCATACTGTAGGATTAAAAGCAATAGGCAAACAAGCGCGCAGCGGTCTCATTGACAAGGTGCCCATCGGGCCCACAGACCAGACTTATTCTGATCCGGATGCAATCCAAGAGACTTTTGCACAGCAAAGAGGGTTCAAGGACAATCAACTAGGACCTACAGCTGATGTTAGATCACTCCAGAAAAAGGGCGTATTGACTCCTCCACTCACCGGACCCGCAGAGGTTTCTCCTAAGGGCGGCAACCAATCCGTAGACGAGGCAGGCATGATAGACTCCTCTTTTTATGCAGATAGTTAGAAAGAAGGGAAAGGATGTCTATAAGAACTGACGATAAAGGAAAGACTGCAGCACAAATTCAACAGGGCAATTCTATTCCTGATGATTTTGATGTTCCCAACTGCACGATTGAGGACGTAGATCGATCGATTTTTGACCTATTTGATAAGCAGCTTCCATTCACGTATCAGCTAAAAGAAGGCATGCGCCGTGCGCCGGTGATTTTTGCTACTGGAGAGCGATTCGCCGTCCTACGAAGAAAGGAGCCTCTCCGGGATAAGGCAGGCGCCTTAATTCTTCCGCTGGTTTCAATAATGAGAACTGGGGTAACGCAGTCTCCAACCATGGGAGCAGGCACTAATCAAAACACTGGCCTTATAGTGAAAAAAAGATTGAGCCCCAAAGACCCTCAATACCAGCAGTTGATAAACAAAAAGGGTTTAGTGAATTCAGACAATAGAGCTACTGATGCAGCAAAGATATACGCAATCACCGGAAGTCTGCCTGGCAGAATAGCAACAAGGAGACCCGAATATCCCAAAACCGAGGATACGCTAAAAGGGGAGTTGCTCAATCCTAATCTAGGAAAAAACATATTCGAAGTGATCACACTTCCTCCTCCAATGTATTATACGGCAACATACGAGGTGACATTTTGGACTCAATATACAGTCCAAATGAATGATATGATTATGGCATTAATGTCCTTGTATCAATCTTACGCTCAGAGAACATTCAAGCTAGAAACAGTGAAGGGCTACTGGTTTGTAGCATATGCTGACGAGGCTATCACTCCGGGTAATAATTTCGATGATTTTACCGATAGCGAGCGATTAGTGAGATATTCTTTCAACGTCACAGTCCCTGCATACATTGTGGGATCAGCTTTTAAAGGCGCCCAGTCAGGTTTACGGAAGTATGTTTCTGCACCAGATATTAGTTTCACTGCTGACATTTTTACCTTTAGTGCTTTTGCTACCGAGCCTCCTGCTGGGATTTCTGCGGGTGATGCCGATGCGTACGTGTTAGATGAAATGAGGGCCTCTTACGAACCCCCTCCAGGCCAAGCTGTAGGTCATCCAATCTCTGAATACTCGCTCCGCCAACTCCCGGTAGGCAATGTTGGCGGCGCTGAAACCGAAAGTGATACACAGATACTACAGATTGAAATTAATCCATTTACAGGAAAATTGGAAACCAAAAAAGTATTCGTAAAATCCAGGATACGCAGGAGTGGCGAAACGGTTCTCAAAGAAGACCTCTTCAATGGCTGAGGCTCATTCTGATTACCCAGCATCTAATGTCGCTTATCGAACCGTTTTTACGTTTCCACATAATACTTATAGAAGAGATAGATCGCCCTAGGAGATATGATGGCTGAGCAAACTTTTCGTTCACCAGGATTTTTTGAACAAGAGATAGACTTATCCGCTCGGGTCACTGCCCCCACCGGAACGCCAGCTGGCGTCATTGGAACGGCATTAAGAGGCCCCGCGTTTGTCCCGGTGACAGTTGGTTCATTTGCAGATTTTGAGACCAGATTTGGTTCTTTAGACCCGGATCGATTTGGTCCTTATGCAGTACGAGAATTCTTGAATCACAGAACTTCGTTGACTTATATGCGCGTTTTGGGTGCTGGTGCCAACGAAACTTTGACTGATATCAGTAACACGGAGACGCAAGGAACAGTCAAAAATGCTGGATTTGTGATCCAGGGAACCGCAGTTGCTGGAGACGGAAGAGACCAAGGTGCCCCACAGTTCATTGTTGCATCGCATGTAGTACCGGTATATGAAGCAACAGGGTACCCCATCTTTACTGATAACAGCAGTTTTGATTTAGGCGGCCGCGACGCCGCTACAGACACAGTTCGTTTGGTTCGGGGCGTTGTTTTGATGTCCACTGGTACCAAGATGGAAATCTTGAGTTCCAGCCAATTTTATTCTCAAGCCGCAGCTTTGACGGACTTTGCTGTCGCGGAAGCCATAAGCGGTACGCCTCTTTCGATAGCTAAGTACTTTAAGTTAGTTCTCAGCTCTTCGACTGGGGGAGCTAATTTCGGTAATGATGAAGGTCTTGCAGGGGTTAGAATATTGACTGCTTCATTGGACCCCAACGACTCTAACTACATTGCTAAAGTCCTCAATACTGATCCGTTGCAGTTTCAGTCGGAGGGCCACGTTCTATACCAAGACTACGCCGTTGAGGAAGACCTGGCGAGCACAGTCAGCGCTACTGTAGGGGTTTATTCTGGGTCCACCAATACATCAGCTGCTAGTGGCGATACTTCTGAGACTTTTTTGGACGCCTTCGGTCGATTCGATACTAGGTACACGACCCCTAGAACTACTTCGTTTATTTCACAACCATTCGGTGCTCGTGAATACGATTTATTTCATTTTGAGACGATCTCGGACGGCGCCGAAGCTTCGGATAAGTTCAAGGTTTCCATTGCTAATCTAAGAGCCAGTACGGATCCTAATAATAAATTTGGGACGTTCGAGGTGAGATTGCGAGACTTTGATGATAGTGATACTAATCCGGAGATACTCGAGCGGTATCCTGAATGTACATTAGATCCCAACTCTGATCGCTATATTGCCCGACAGATAGGCGATAAGAAAGTTCGTTATGATTTTGATCAAGTGGACCCGGACGAGCGTCGTTTGGTGATCTCCGGTAAATATCCTAACGTATCGCGTCGCGTAAGGATAGTGATGCATAAATCGGTTACAGATGGTGACGTTCCGCACAGTTGCCTTCCGTTCGGCTTTCGAGGGCTTCCGGCCCTCAAGACTTCGGATACGCTCACAGACCTGACTTCGACTGCGCTAGTAGGTGGCGACGGCCGAACTCTAGGCACAGCAGCCGGCCCACGCCGGCTCACAGGGCAAATTACTGGCAGCCTTATCCCCTTCGGCACCGGCCTAGGCCAGCTCGCTAGTGCCCTTTCGGGTTCCATAGTCCCTCCCGTCCCGCTCAGGTTTAAAGTTACCAGAGGCCAAGTTAACAATTCGACTGTCCCTGCGTATGTGGGCGCACCCGGTAACAATGAGAGAGTAGACGGCCGTTATTATTGGGGCGTAAAAGGAGACAGGTTACCGCTTTCTTCTTCGCTTTCGACTAACGGGATCGCCAATGCAATCATGAATTCCAATGCTAGCAGTGTGGCCAATCCGCTGATTCGGGCCTATACGAAGTTTTCTGGCATCCAAAAGTTGGATACACTAGTAACTGGCACAGGAAAGGACGAGTTCAACAATGACAAGTTCACGCTAGCTAGAGTGGCGTTTGGTAATAACAGTGCCAACAATCTGCTATCGGAAGTGTTTACAGTAATTACGGGTACGGCTAGAGAGCACATAAAAGAGGCCGCCTATCTTCGCAACGGGGTACCCGATAGGAGCTCCTACACCATCAGCGACGGCCTGATGGCGAATCGATTCACGCTGGCATCACTGGTACAAACCAGCTCGGTCGTATTCAATAGATTCCAGGATTTTTGTAAATTTACGAACATCTTTTATGGAGGCTTTGACGGAGTCAATATATTGGATGAGAGTCAAGCTTTTTTCATGGATAGATCGATGTCTTCGGATACTGGCGGAGAGGCCATAGACGGCGACCCAGATCTGGGATTGGTCCAGGTTGGCAGCCAGAATCAGGCCGGCACCGGTCGCTTGAATAACAACGTGGCATCGATGAGAAGAGCGGTAGATATTATGACTGATCCTATGTCAGTTAATATCAACATCTTGGCGATTCCTGGAGTTAGAGAGCCATTTGTAACTGACCATGCTTTAGATAAGACAAAGGCATATTCTCAAGCGATCTATTTGATGGACCTCATTCGATATGATCAAGACAATGCTCGACTGTACGATGATTCTCCTGCTTCTAAAAGGCCTGATGTAAGAGAGACGACCGAAAATTTTGAGTCTCGGGCTCTAGACAACAACTATGGCGCAACCTTCTTCCCGGACGTCTTCATCGACGATCCTATTAACAATCAAGTAGTGAAGGTCCCTGCTTCTGTTGCTGCGTTTGGAACTCTGGCCTTTAATGATAAGGTTGCATTCCCTTGGTTCGCTCCTGCTGGATTCAATCGAGGCGGCCTAGATTTCGTAGTGAATGTAGAGACCAGGCTTACGTCTGATGATAGAGACACGCTCTATGATGCTAGAATAAATCCGATTGCTGTATTTCCTAAGGCAGGATTTGTCATCTTTGGTCAAAAATCTTTACAGATGGCAAAATCAGCGCTGGACAGAATCAATGTTCGACGATTGATGCTTGAGATAAAGCGACAAGTTGTTCGAGTGGGCGATCGATTGCTTTTCGAGCCTAACAACGCTCAAACGAGAGCGCGCTTTGTTTCCCAAGTGACTCCTTTGCTAGCCCTGATCCAAGCCCAAGCAGGGGTTGAACAGTTCAAGGTAGTGTGTGATGAAACGAATAATACCGCAGAAGATGTCGAAGCCAATAAAATGAATGGCAAGATCATCGTGGTACCAACCAGGGCTGTCGAATTCATTTCGATCGACTTTATTATCACAAATAGCGGAGTGAGCTTTGAGTAAGTGATAAATATAGTAAGAAGAACGATTCAGGAGATGCTATAATGGCAGAGTTAACAGGCAAAAGCGCCGGTGTAAGCACACGAGAAATTGATCTATCCGGACCTACTCAAATATCCCCCCGCGGGGTGCCAGCAGGCGTTATTGGCACTGCTGTTCGTGGTCCGGCTTTTGTGCCAGTCACGGTTGCTACTTTTCAAGATTTTGTTGCCAATTTTGGCAATACAAACGGCGAGGATTTCGGGCCATTAGCTGTCAACGAATGGATGAAAAATGCTTCCGCCGGAACATATGTTAGGTTATTAGGTGTAGGAGACGGTAAGCAGAGAGACGCTACAGACGGTGCAGTGACCAACGCTGGATTTGTGGTAGGTCAACAGCTTCCTCAAGCGAACGGCCTTCTTGGCAGAAATCCATACAATGAAGCCCATGTTGCTGGAACTACTTCTGGATCGCTAGGAAGAGCTTATGTGTTGGGCTGTTTCATGTCTCAATCGGCTGGCTCCACTTTGCTTTCTGATGCGGGGATCCTTTCGGGTACTAACGATGCGTATCCCATAATCCGCGGAGTGCTATTTGCGCCTTCCGGTGTGGTGCCTTCGTTGAGCTCTTCTGCAGAGACGAACAATGCTGCATCTACAACCCTCGGGGGTAGCAGCTTTGGCGGCGTAACTACAACGAATGGCGGCGCCTCCATAGGAGACGTCGTTACAGGTTCTGCCCTAGATCAGTTTGTTATGATCTTAAACGGGCTCAAAATTAGTGATTCCTATTCTAATATAGTAACCGCATCTTTTGATCCGAAAAGCACTAGCTATTTTGGAACTGTATTCAACACGGATCCCACTAAGATAGAAGAAGCAGGCCACTTCCTGTATACGCGTTACGACGTAGACCCAGCGATCGCTGTCATCACTGGATCCGGAATCGGACCGGCCGGTGGCCTCACAAAAAACAGTCCGGATACATCGGCTACACTGGCATTTCTGTTGTCTGGTTCGGCCGGCCGCGGCACGAGTGCTGCGACAACTGCCACTAACGTAGGAGCTCCGGATTTCGAGTCTTTCACTGATCGCTTCACCTTGGCATCATCGCCTTTTGTGATTTCACAGCAGTTCGGAGGTTCCAACAAGAACGTGTTCAGAGTGCACGCAAGAGATGCGGGTGCTGTTGGTAACACAGTGTTTAAGATCACTATAGAGAATGTTCAAGCCTCAACTAACGATCTAGAGAAGTACGGCCAATTCGACTTGTTAGTGCGTAAGTTTGACGACTGGGACCAAGAACCTAAAGTTCTAGAGTCTTTCCGCGGCCTCAGCCTGAATCCTTCATCGGATCGCTATGTTGCTAGGATCGTTGGAGATTCGAATTCTTTTTACGATTTTGATAAGAAGGCGGGCAGTCAAAAACTGGTCGTTGAAGGAAAGTATCCCAATAATTCACAGTATGTTCGAATAGAAGAATCGGACGACTTACGTTTGGGCCGCCTAGACGCAACCGCCATCCCAGTGGGCTTCCGTGGGTTACCTCACTTGGTAACATCCGGTACCGCAACGGACGGCAGTGCTACGACGAATATCTTGACCGGCACATATTCAACAACCATCAATTCGGACATCGTTGCTAGAGTCGTCCAGTTGCCAGTACCAATGCGCGAAACTGTTGCGTTAGGTTTAGTGCCCAAGAAGAAGGCCGATTCATCCTTGACGTGGGGTGTACAGTTTGAGAAGAAGGACAAAGCTAATGAGCCTAACAAGAATACGTCCTTAAATCTGACTCTGCCCAATCTAACCAAGTATTTTCCGGATTACCACATCACCAATCAGAATCCTATTGTGAGCAACAATGCCGGTACTCCTGATATCGGCGGCTGCGTGTTGGATGTGGACAGATTCAATAACAACTTGTTCACACTAGAGAGGGTGGAGGTCATCACCGGTTCTAACGATAAGCCGGATCCACAACAGTGGGCGGCTGCGATATATAGGCGCAATGGAGTCCAAGCCGGTACGATGACAGATCGAGATGGCACCACGGGTGTTGGTTCTAGGCTACTGGACCCTGCTAAAGACTTCAGTCACCTTCCGAGCGTGAAGTATCTCAAGTACACCTTTCCACTCCAAGGCGGCTTCGATGGCCTTAATATTTTCAACGAAGCCAAGTACAAAATGACCAATGTGGCCGTTCGTCGAGAGATGGACGATCCCAATGAGAATGCAGCCGCTTCTGCCACAGTGGCATCTGTGCGCAAAGCGATCGATGTCATGGAAGAGAAATCAGATGTTGACATCAAACTGCTATCCCTCCCCGGTTATCGGCACGAAGCTATTACGGATTATGCCATTGATTCGGTGGAAAGAAGGTTTGATGCACTTTTGATCATGGATGTAGAAGAAAAAGACGGAGCAGATGCTTACGTTACTTCATCGGCCACTCAAGTTGTTAGTGTCACGAATACGGTTAGCAGGTTTGCTGCAAGAGCATTAGACTCCTCCTTTGCTGCAGCCTACTTTCCTGATGTAGTAATTACCGATCCTTCTACTAAGACCAACGTGGTTTGTCCTCCTTCGGTTGCAGTTCTCGGTGCCTTTGCGTTGAATGATGCAGTGGCTCATCCGTGGTTTGCTCCGGCTGGATTTACCAGAGGGGCTCTTAAGTCGGTGATCGAATCACAGGTAAAACTCAACAGGAATAATTTAGACGAATTGTATTCTGCTGATGTCAATCCGCTCACCTCTTTCCCACACACTCCGGGCGTCGTGGTCTTTGGCCAGAAGACGCTGCTCGCTGCCCAGAGTGCCTTGGACAGGGTCAATGTACGTAGACTATTGATTGATGTTCGGCGCAAAGTGCGCAGCATCGCAAACGGGCTGTTATTTGAGCCCAACCGGGAAGAAACGCTGTCTAGGTTTAGTGCAGCAGTCACTCCGGTTCTTGCTAGGATTCAGCAACAGCAAGGTCTGGATCGATTCAAGGTGGTGATCGATACTTCTACTACTACGCAAGTAGATGTAGAAAACAATACAATTCGCGGTAAAATCTTCTTGCAGCCGACACGGTCTGTGGAGTTCATCAGCTTGGACTTCGTGGTAACTAATGCCGGCGCAGACGTATAACATGATCAGACGCATAGTTATATAGAGCATCCTTAAGGAGTAGAAAGAAAAATGGCAGAAACACTTCCAGTCACTGACATGCTGCCCAACAAGTTTGAGCCAAAGCGCAAGTTTCGTTGGGTATTTGCAATCGAGGGCGTCGATGCCTTCCTCATCAAGACGGCGGCTCGTCCGACCATCACCATTGAGGAGCAAGAGATTCCCTTCATGAATTCCACGAGATACATCGCAGGTAAATCCAAGTTTGAGACGTTAGCTGTGACGTTGCATGATCCTATTGCTCCTTCGGGCGCTCAGCAGGTGATGGAGTGGGTTCGAACTCACTTTGAATCCGTTTCGGGCCGGGCCGGTTATGCTGACTTCTATAAGAGAGATTGCCAGCTCAAGCTGCTCGATCCCGTTGGGACGGTAGTGGAGCTGTGGGACATCAAGGGTGCATTTTTGACGAATGCGGGGTTCGGAGATCTAGATTACGGATCGTCAGAACCAGCTGACATTTCGTTAACGATACGTTTCGATAACTGCGTCCTGCAGTACTAGTTATTTTTAGGGTGTACTCAACCTCTCGGCAATGCCGAGAGGTTTTATTTTAAGTTCTTTCTAACTCTTCTAAACTTCGCAACAAACAAAGACCCCCTGTTAACACGGTATTGTCTTACACATATCATTTAGCAGAGGAGTAAGCATATAGTGAGCAACGAAACTAGAGAAGGCAACGAAGTATTTTCTGCTGCACAAGCACAACAGGCCGGTTTTCAGACTAAAAACGTCATGGCTGACGACTTCGGATTCGAAGTTCCAGTCGAGGCTGTGCCCCTCCCGTCTAATGGTGTCGTCTACCCTGTGGACAACCCGTTGCATGGTTTGGAGACACTAGACATCAAGGCTATGACCGCTCGCGAGGAAGACATTCTTACTTCTCGCGCTCTGATCAAAAAGGGGACGGTAATTACCGAGCTCATCAAGTCTTGTTTAGTCAACAAGAGCATCGATGTCGAAGACATGTTGGTGGGAGATCGCAATGCCATCATGACTGCGTTGCGCATCACCGGCTATGGCTCTCAATACACAGTTGAAGTCGACTGTCCGGACTGCGGCGAAAAATCCAAGCAGGATTTTCAATTGACAGAACTTCCGATCAAGAGATTAGAGATACCCCCTGTAGCTGAAGGCGCCAACTTGTTCGAATTCAAGTTGCCAGTGACAAAGAAGAAGGTGCATTTTCGTTTTCTGACTGGCCACGATGAGACCGATATTACTGTTACTCAGGATCGCCGCAAGAAGATGGGTACGCAGGCGGACAATTTGGTCACTACTCGGTTGCAGCATCAACTCGTTGCTGTCGAAGGCGTCAAGGATCGCTCCAAGATCAACATGTTTGTGCGCAATATGCCAGCCAGAGATTCCTTGGCGCTGCGCAAACACGTGGATAAGCACGAGCCCGGCATCGATATGAAGCAGTGGATGGATTGCACGAACTGCATGGAATCATCGGAGGTTCGGCTCCCAATGGGCGCCTCGTTTTTTTGGCCTGATCTCGAGTGACAAGGAAGTATTCCTACAACAAATCTTCATTTTGATGTATTATGTGGGCTTCACGTATGGCGAAGCCTATGCACTACCCATATGGCAAAGAGTTTGGTTCATAGAGCGTGTTAACGAAGAGTTCAAGCGCGCTGCTGAACAAAACTCTAATGCTAGTCGAGCTGCCCACGACAACACCTCAGAGCAGCGAGCCATGGCCGGCAGAGCCCGCTCCCAGGTGCCAGCCAAGTTGAGGCGTTTTACATAATGCCGCTCGTCAATACTAACGGCTGTTAAATAGTTACAGAATGTGATGTTAAAGTGTAACTACTGTGGCTAATGATTTAGGCCAACAACTAGCTCTTCAGCAGCAGATCAACAAAACGCTGAAAGAGCAATCTGGGCTCCTCACCCAGCAAGCCAGGTTGTTGAGTCAACAGGCTGGTTACGCCAAAGACATGTGCAATGCTCTAGATTGTGGCAACTTAGAAGACCTGACCAGTCAGACCCAAAAACTAAATGACGGCCTGAGTGAAGCGGCCGACAGAGCGGACACTGCCGCTGACTCCATGTCAGGCCTGGACAAAGCTGCTCAAGACGCTGACAAATCCTTTAGAAACAAGGCGATAGGTGTAGGAGCTGCAGCAGGCGCTTTCCGAGGCTTCATGGGAGCCATAAAATTGGGGGCTGGGCTACTCGGGGGCTTGCTCCAGATCGTCGGCAGGCTGGCCGGTTCTTTCATGAGCTTGACCCAAAGCATCCTTGCTGCTCCTTTCAAGATGCTGACTGCACTGATCCAAATGTCAAAGAAGGGCGGCATCGATCCGTTGCGTGAGGCTTTAGAGGAAGTCCGTGAACAATTTGGCAGCCTTGCGACCAACGAAGGTGCATCGCTAAAAGGCTCTGTTAAAGAGATGAGGAAGGAGATGCACAACATGGCTGGCACAGGCCTGGCTATGTCACGCGTCTTCGAGTTCGGCCGAAAGGGGCTAGCAGAATTCGTCAAGGAGAATCAGGAGCTGGCTGAGGCATTAGGGACGGCATTTTCTTCGATGGCAGAGAGTCTCAAGGGCAACTACCTTGCTTTATCCATGTATCGGAAAGGCCTCGGCCTCACGAACGAACAGCAAGCTCTCTCACTCAAGCTAGCAAGAGATCGCGGGAAGGACCTTGCGGCTGAACAGGATGCTTTCGCTTCGATGGCGATCCAGATGGGCAAATCGTTCAATATCAACGCAAAGGTCGTGGCTAAATCCATGGCGAAGATGCAGGAGGACGTGAGCAGCTTCGGTCACATGTCTGCGAAGCAGTTTGCCTCAGCTGCAATCTACGCGCACAAGCTGGGAGTCGAAATCGAAGATCTCGGCGCTATGTTCGACAAGTTCGATAACTTCGAGAACGCGGCCAAGGGTGCTGCCGAGCTAGCACAGATGTTTGGGATGAACATCGATCCGATCAAGATGCTAAAAGCAGAAGATCCGGCAGCGATGATGGACGATCTACGGAAGGCCTTCTTTGCTACTGGCCGCTCCTTGCAGGACTTGAATCGCCACGAAAGGAAGCTGTTAGAACAACAGACGGGTTTGAAGGATGCTGCTTTAGAAGCGGCCTTCGGTCTGGGCAACCAAGGGCTGGCATACTCAGACATCCAAGCCGCCTCAGAAGATGCTGAGAAGTCACAGCTCACACAGGCTGAGGCAATGAAAGAGCTGGCCGATTCCATCAAGAAGATGACTCGCGACGGCAGCCACGATTTTGAGAGCTTCTTCGACGCGTTCACCAAGGGCTTCACAAAGGGCATCGAGCGATCACGCGAGTTCCGCAAGATCATGAGGAATCTGCAGAGATCATTGTGGACAGTATATCGAGCCGGCATTCGCGTAGGTCGAGCATTTGTCAGGTTCTTTCCAGGCATAAAAGAAGTCGCCAAAGGTTTAGGCGACTTGTTCAACCCAGCCCGTTTCAGGCGACTGGCTAAAAGAGTGACAGGCATCTTTAAGACGTTCTTTAAAGACATGCATCAGAGTCCTCAAAAGGCCGTAAAGAAGTTATTTGACAGCCTCCTCAGCATGTTTGAAGGCCATTTTGGCTCTTCCGGAGTGCACCTCAAGCGCATCGTTCAAGGCTTTCGAAAGTTCTTCGTTGCTCTGGGAGGAATGGTCTCCGGTTTGATTCCGATCATCAAGGAAAAGATCGCAGAAGGGCTAGAAGGCATCATCGATCTCATCGTCAATCCTCCTGGGGCTGTTCTAGGCAAGGCAGCCAAGGCTGGCCAGAGCTTCGTCCTCGACGTCTTCGGGCCCATATGGGAGGCTCTTACCGGTAATCCTGAACTGAATAAGCGTATCTTCGATGGCTTGAAGAAGCTAGGTAACATGATAATGAAGAAGCTCAAGGCAGTCGATTGGAGCCCGGTCACCACTGTGCTGGAAGGCATCATGATCAAGATGATGCTGTTTTCCGTGATGTCGACGCTCGGAGGCAGCCTCGTGGGTGCCATCGCTGGTGGATTAGGTGGTTTTTTTAAAGATGTCCTCACTCGCGGTGCTGCGCAAGGAGCAGCCGCCGCCGCGCCGGCAGTTGCCGGGTCACTCGCATCTGGAATGAGCCCTGCCAGACAGGGCGCTGAGGCCGCCTTCGCCGGACTCACCGGTCGCGGTCCGACGGCTGCTGTAGCGGGTACTATTCCTACGAGTGCCGCCCTGCAAGCTGCTGAAGCTGCTGCGCCCAATCCAGCTCAGTCTGCCAGTGCCGGGCTTAAGGTCGGCCAGATGCTAATAGTCGTGGGCGCGATGATCGTTGCTCTCGCCGCCGTAGTGCTCATTTATAAGAAAGCAAATCTCAAACCGATGGATGCGGTAGGGATCGCTGCGCTTCTGGTGGCCGTAGCAGGCGCCGCAGCCTTGATGTCGCCTGCGTTGGTGGCCTTGGATGCCGCTCCGCCGCTATCGAAGAGCATCATTCCGAAGCTGGCGGTTCTGGGCCTGGTCATTGGAGGGCTGGGGTATATGGGCGTCGCCCTCGCCAAGGCATTGGCAGACATGAAGAATCCACCGAGCCTCGCCGCCATCGGCGCTTGGGGAACCATGATGCTGGGAATGGTGGGAGTTTCGATCCCGCTGCTCATCGCAGCCAACATTATCGGTAGCCTGGCTGAGGCTGGCGGCGCTGCAGCGATCAAGGGTTTGGTCGTCTTAGGGGCAGTGATGGCCGGTCTAGGCGTGGTAGGCCTCCTCATCGCTGGGATGCTGTCCTTGATTCCTAACCCTGTGGGGGTAGGCATCCTCATGGATGCCTTGGTCTCCATCATGTATGCCACCATGATCATGGTACCGGTCGCAGCCGCTCTTGGAACGGTTCTTCTCGCCTCGGTCGGCACTGCTGGGGTGGCGATCGCTGCCGGCTTTGCTGCACTCGGGACCTTGGCGACCGGTCTGATAATCGGTCTTCTCCCTGCAGTCGCATCGTTATCGGTAGCTAGCAGGCAGATCGGTGACCCAAAAAAATTCCAAGCCGTCGCCGACCTCTTTATCAAAATGATGGACACAGCAGGCAAATTCATGGCATCAGCAGCCAAGATCGCCGAAGGCCTCAAGCCACCGGGGCTCTCAGCCCAGAAGATCGAGAAGAACATAGGGGCTTTTGGCGAGCTCATGGACAACATGCTGAAAGTCGGCATCCACCAAGTTATGGACAAGGTCATCCTTCTGGCCAAATCAGAAGGCATATCCGAGCAGGGGCTGAAGGCAGTCAGCGGCGTCACCAGCGTGCTCGGTAACGTGGCTGCATTGATGAACGCCCTCAGCCCTACGAGCGGCGAGATGGCAGCAGTGAAGGCAGCGATTGAAGGCGAGATAATCTCAGGAACCAGGCCTGAAGAGATGATGCAGATGATAAACAATCGTCTGAAGATGGTGTTAAAGGGCCTGCCTGGAGTCTTAGATTCTCTAGGGACCCAGATGAGCGTATTGATCACAAAGATCCAGCCGGCGATCGAAGCAGTCTCTAAGAAGGACGTCAAACCCAAAGCTCTCAAGGCTTTAGGTGCCATTCTTACGTCGACGTTCGGTGCAATGGGCACTCTGATATCAGCAACAGCCTCGATCGCAGATTCCATGTTTAAACGCGGTGAGGACCCATCTAAGAACATGCTGTTCTTCAAGGACATGGTCAAAAATATGGTCTCCTCCTTTTCCGATATGGGACCTGGCATTCGGAAGTTAGTTACCTCAGTCCTAGAGATCGCGCAGGATCCGGTTTTAGGTCAAAAGGGGCTGCTAAAGAAGGTCAAAGTGCTGTCGGGAGTACTCGAGGCCACTGGGGAGATTGCACAACTGTTTTCTGCAAAGGGCCCGCTTGGATACGTAGAAGGGGAATTTGAGGAGGCTCTAGGGCTGACGAAGATAGATCAGATGGCAGACATCATGGGCCAATTCCGGACCAAGCTGTTGCAACCCGGCGGGCCATTACAGCTGATGATCAACGACCTCGGCGGCTTGAAGCTACCAAAAAAGGGCGCGACTCGTCGACTAAAGATCCTGACCAGGATCATGGGCCTTTCGAACGATCTGGGGGCTTCGGTGGCAGAGATCAGCCAGAAAGACATAAAGGCCGCCACCATAAGCGCGAACATGGGGAGCATCAAGTCGGCCGTAGGCATCTTGGACAGCATGCTGGAAGTGGACCACCTTAAGAACCCCAAGAAGGCCCTCGCAGTCGCTAAGTCCATCCAGACGCTGAACGGGCTTCTGGACGGCAGCGTCTTGGCACAGACAGTGGAAGACGTCAAGCCGTTCGCCGGCGGTGATTTGCGTGTGACCCACAATCTGCCTAAAACGAGCATCAATTTGACGGTCAAGATCGATACGGAAGAGTTTGCTAAGAAGATGATAAAAGTTGACTTGGATCGTGGAGCTGACGGCCGTACAAGCCTCAGGGCGTTTAACGATCAAGGCATTGAGAAGAGAGTGCAGTAGTCCGATCGCAAAATGAATTTTTTCCTGCTTTGCAGCCTAAAGAAGGTTTCATAATTAGATGATGACACCACAGAGGACCGAATGAAAAACATCAAGCTAATGACCAAAGAAGAGGCGCTGAAGATGGCGCGCGCTCAAAAGGGTGATATGAATACAGGTGCTGGTGTTCTTTATGGTTTATTGCAAAATGCCCATCCGGCCATGCAGGAGTACTTTGAGGATCAGTTAGCGACTGCGATACAAGTAGGCAGTGCGATGGGAAAATATGTGGCCAGCATGGAACCAGGCACACCAGAATATGATGAATACATGAATGCCCTCCAACAGTTGGCTAACAAGTCTTCTTTTGCTAAAAAGAGCGACGATGCTGTTCCGGCTTCTGGTGGCCAAGAAGCTGCCCCCAAAGATTCGGTCGACATCGAGTCCAAGGAGGGCTGATGGCTGACAAAAAAGATACACCGGTCAGTAAGCGCGTGAATCCCATGCAGGAGACGTTAGGGCAATTTCTAGGAGATCTAGGGATGGATGATAACACGGCTGCATCCCATGTGATGAACCCAGGATTCCCGGCCGTTCCGCAAAGCGGATTAGAATACGGCCGTCGAGCTGAGTATCTGTTGCCGGGCTACGGGATCCAGGATCTGGATTTGATGAACAGAGAAGCTCTCGCTGCTTACGCGGCGACCAACCAAGAAGCCAATAACAAGTATCATTCAGATCCTCTCAGGTGGCACGAGACCACGGGCTTGGCTCGTGGAGAAGCTCAAGAGGCGTTCGAGGAGGATGCTGTAACGTTTCAATCGTCAGATTCACCTGGCCAGGTGGAATTAGACGAGATCGGATCTGCCTTCTTCGGTGCTGACAAGCTCGAGGGCATCATCTCTAAAGACGGCGTGATCCCACCTGCCGTCGACGGCCCATCCGATGGCAACAACGTTAATCGAGACTTGACCAAGAACCTAGTGGAAGCGATTCAGGCTGTCATCGATAAAGGCAACCTCTACTCTCCTAACCCTGAGTCTTCTCCTTATCTGGATTTTGAGGGCGCATCTACTACCGATGATGCTTACACGAAAGGCCTGTGGACTGTTCAAACGGGTCAAGGGGTCTTAGGTCAATTTGATCCTAACGCTCCTGCTATGACCTTAGGTCCATTGCGGGCCATGACGATGCGCATGATGCTTGAGGCCTCAGGGGAGTACGGCATCGACGACCTCATCGGTTTGGATTACAGTGCATTAGGCCAATTTGCTGCGATACTCGGTGTTTCTAACGTCGCCACTCTCAACATTACCAACGTCTTTCAAATCGGTCTCATAGATCTGTTAAAACCATCCAATCTTGGCCCAAGAGATGTAGCGATCGAAGATGAAGACGATTATAGCGGCGACTTTAAAAAGGCTATTCAAAGGCTTGCTAAATCTAACGGCTCCACTGGGTTCTTTGCCGTGCACGGCTTGAACGACTCAGATTTTACCGTTTCTGGACTCAGCGATTTTGGGAGTGACACGCCGGTTGCCAATCTCAATAGCTTCGTTGAGAGGTTCTCAGGGTATTTTCCTCTCGGTATGTTCACCACTTGTTTGTTGAGTTTGGTTGCCATGGCAATCCTGACTGCTCTCATAGACGTTTTCGTAGCTCAAGGTAAGCCTAGTTCTGGAGATTCTTTTACGACGAGATTCAACGTTAAAAATCCACGTGGGATGGCCATGGGTTATCACAGGTCGGATGGTGATCAGTCTGAGCCCAACTCCTTGCAAGCATTTTTAGACGTGCTAGGCATGCCGCAAGTTACATCTTCTACCAGCTTTGTCAATGCTCTCTACACAGGCATGACCAGATTTTACGGTTTTGATTACGACATAAGGCAGGCCGCAAACCCGCTTCTGTTACCGCAACTGTTAGACAAAGCCGTGAATGTTGCTCTGTCTCCCGGATACTATGCGGTCATGCAACGAGTGATTCTGCGGGACATTTCTGCGACTCTCATGAACATGGCTGATGCCGTATTAGCCGCAGCTTCCTCAGGCGCTGCTCTGGGGCTGTTAGCCCTCGGTGGAGGTACTGCTGCTTTTGATGCACTGTTCGTCCATACTGGGTTTGAGGTTCTGGCTGGTTCAACTGCATTCAACTTTCTTAAGATATGCGTCGGCTTGGGAGATATTGCCTACAAAGCTGAGTGGGAGCGGGGGCTGGCTGCCACGGGAAGGAAGATTCCATCTTACGAAGAGGAGCCATCGGTATACACTAAGATGGTACCACATTGGAGGCTAGAAGCAAACAGGTTTTATGGTGAGCCAAAATCAGCCGCGACCAGCCCGATGTCGTTGCTCTTACAAAACTCGCTCTTGATGTCGTATCAAGGTAGCATCGGTCCCAGTGCTCCTACTTACGGAAAACCGCGGAAGGAAGCCGACTTGGCGAATGAAACTGCTGCCGATCCGGACAAGGGTACTCTGGCTACAACTGTTCTTGCTACTAATCCTGGCCGATTATCTGTGGATGTCGTCAGGAAGTACGAGCGAGTGATCGATAAGGAGTTTACTCCCTTCTACATCCATGATCTCAGGAGCGGCGAAATCATCGCAATGCCGGCATTCATTACCTCGGTCGGAGAAACGTACAGCCCAGAGTACAGTGAGACTCATGGCTACGGCCGAACAGATCCGGTCCGATCGTATGCTAAAACGACGCGCAGCATCGACATGTCTTTTAAGTTGTGTGCAATGAATGAGTACGACATGCAATACATGTGGTTTGTGATCAACAAGCTGGTGTCGATGTGTTACCCACAACGTTCGATCGGCAGGACGCGCACGTTTGCTAAAGGTACTGCGAGGTTCATTCAGCCGTTTTCTCAAGTACCCACTGCATCCCCCGTAGTCCGCCTCAGGTTAGGGGAATTGTTTCATTCCAACTATTCGGTGACCGGTCTATCCCGGCTTTTCGGAAACCCCAACCAAATTGACTTGGACGTAAAAGAGCCAGGAGACGTAGAATTTTGGAAAAAATTGGCCACGCAAAACGTTTCCGAAAAGGTTGCAATGCAACTGATCGTAGCTGATATGGAGAAAGCTTTTTATGCTGCCGAGGGCGACGCTCTGGAGAGCCTATACTATTGTAGCGCTGCTTACATTGTACTGCCCACAGGCGGCCAGACCGGTGGCGGTGGCATCCCGGGGATGATCCCCAATCCGTTCGCACAAGATTCCACTGAGCGGGCCTATGTGGCTGTTGATTTCGAGGGCGCCGAGGGGGATCTCTGTTTCGAGCTTGTCACTCCACTAGGCCTTGAAGGCACTTCTCCCGCTGCAGCAGTCAACAAAAAATCCACTCCCAATAAAGAAGTGCCTACCGATCCACCAGCTAAGTTTTACAAGGTCAAGCTCAGGTTTCAATCGAAAAAAGAAGCCTATAAGACGTTGGCCAACAGCCCTATATTGAAGGGCTTGGATGATTATAAGAGCATTGATGCATACCTCAAAGTGGATTCTGTCAAAAAGATCCTGGTGACTCTCGGCGAAGGTGCCATTACAGCACAAGACATCATAGACAAGCGCAAAGAGATGGGCGATGCCACCGGGGTCGATATAGCAGACAAGACGCAAGCTGCCCTGGAAGAACAGGGGTTTTTCTCGGCCAAGAATGCCATTATCCGCTCCTTTCATTCTGCGGCCGGCCGAGGCCTCGCAGGCGTAATCACCAACATGTCGATGAATTATGACGGCGCAACTTGGGGAGTATCACAAACCGAACGAGATCGAGCTCCGATGATGGTCGAGATCACCATCGGATTTGCACCGATCCACGACTTGCCATTGGGCATGGATGCATACGGCGAGATGATCGCGCCCGCTTACCCGGTGGGCAAGGAACTAAATGCGGATCCGTTCGATATAAACATCAATAAACCGAAGACTCCACAAGAAGAGAAGGCAGCTGACGAAGAAGCTGCCGGTACCGGGGTAGGCGACGCGAAGGGCCCTGAATCGCCACCCGCTGCTGCTGGTATTGCTGTCCCGGGGTTATCGTTCTAGATGGCGCGCAGTAGATACCGGAACGACATGCCTATTAACGGCGGTCGCCTCCTGCGGTCGGCGACCGCTGTTATGAGAATTCGCGCCGCTATGGCCAGGGGAGAGATTGCAGTCCGACCGATGATCGTCAAAGAAAATCAGCGTCTGGACAAGATAGCAGGCCAGATGTATGGAGACGGCCGGTTGTGGTGGGTCATTGCAGCAACCAGCAATGTGGGCTGGCCGTTGCAGGTACCACCGGGAACCAGGTTGAACGTACCTGTGGACATCGGCCAAGTAATGGCGGTCATCTGATGGCATCTCCGGCACTCAAGCGCGCGATCAATGACATAGGCAGATACTTCGGTATTCGAGCAGCTGATGCGTTTTTGCTATCCGTGATAGGGCCCGGAGATGAATCCATCGAAGACCTGTTGGATCCTCCTCAAGCTGATTCTCAAAATGTTATTGCAGACATTATCAACAGCATTTCAGGCCAGGGTAATGCCACCAGCGTTACTGCACTCTTGGAGTACATTAGTACAGTCGTCAAGGACGATGCAGCTGCTGCTAATTTGCTCAATGACAGTATGTCCATCACGTTAGACAGTCCGGGGTATCTCACTGTAGATGCTGCCAATCTGCCGCTAAACGCTCCGACTGTCACTACGACTGCCGGCGCCGACGAGACCCAAGGGATGTTCAAGCCAGAAGCCAGTAAAGATTTTTATACAGTGGCTGATTATGTGGGGGAGGGGTGGGAACAGTGCCCAGTTCACGTGATTCAAGTATTTCCTGCCATTCAGAACATTGCTAATAGTGATACGGATGCAGCAGCACTCTTCATGAATGCCGTGCCGACGCTGGACCTTTCTCGTGCTATGCCTTTCATGGACGTTCAAGTAATGGTCAAAGACCAGGACGGCTTCGCACCAGGAAATCAGACGCTGCGGCTCTCTCTTGGGCGCCACTTGCTCGGCAGCTCCTTAGCCGATGAGGATACTGTTTCGCAGAGCATTCTCACTGCTCCGGATGTCGAAGGCCCGATGATGGGAAAGGATGAAGCTGGTAAACCAGAACCTTATTGGACAGCGGCCACAATGGAAGCCTTTACTACTCCCCAGACGATGGTTCCTACGAACGCCGATGGGAGCTTGCTTAGAAATCAGGGGCATGGGCCGTATGATGCTCCGTATGACCCCTTTCGACCGATGCTATCGCTTAATTCATTTTCATTAAATGCTATCAACACTCAAGGGATGATGTCTTATAAATCAGCTGATATGGAATTGGTCTTACACGACAGGACCCGACTCGGATCGATCACGCCTCTGGTAGCACCCACAGAGTTAGCAGAGGTTGCGTTGAAGATCACTTATGGATGGGCCCATCCGGATGGATCCGATTCTTACAACGGCGCGCAGGCGCTTAATCGATTGTCAGATGCTGATTCTAATCGTTTTGCGGATTTGATCAATAGTCTACGAGTGACCGAAGACTTTGCTGTACAAAATTCTAGCTTCAACTTTGAGGAGGATGGATCAGTACGGATCAGTTTAAAACTTTCAACAAAGGGTGCGGCTGCTGCCAATAAAATCGATATTACGCTGCCACTGGTTGCAGATGCATTCAACGACTTGAGACGTTTAACTGATTCAATTGATGAACAACTGAGAGCAGCCAGAAAAGACAGGGATAAAGTAGGTAAACTAAATGTCCCTACTGTAGTTCAGCGCATGACTAGCGCCAGAGCCGTTACGTCGATAAAACCAGAAGACATTAAAGAACTCAAAAAATTCAACAGAGATGCAAAGGACGGGGACCTGCAGGCAATCGGTAGGACCATTGAGAAGCTGCTAAAAGAAGCGGGTAGCCATAAAAAGACCAAGCGTACGGCAATTAATAACTTGATGGAACACCTTAAGTCAACTCCGGACCCTTTTTTACGTGCAGTGGGGGATTATGGCGGGCCTGGTAAGGGCGAGTGTGCCATAAGAAAGAAGACGACCAGCGTTCCTCCTCCTTCTCCACCACCTCCCCGCGCACCGGCAGCCCCCCCACCACAGGGTTCAGGGGACATCGGTGATCCTCTTGCTGGCGAACGCCGGCGTCAGGCTGCTGCTGCCCAGGCTGCAATGGACGCCCTCGCCTCGGCTGCTGCGCCAACTAAAAAAACGTTTTGGGGATGGACTTCATTCGCCGGTGCTAGAACAGCCAAAGCGTTAGCGTACAAGGGCGACGGCAAATCCCGTTTTGTTTCTCTGGGTAAGCTCCTGTCTGCTTTGGTGGCCGGCCCGATGGCACATACGAGCATGTACGATGAGATTCAGTTGGTGTTCTATGCATTCAATGATTCTGCTGCAGCTCTGTACGATTGTAACATTGCTCAATTTCCGATTGACTGCTCGGATCTTAAGAAGCGCCTAGAAGAGCGATTCGACGCCTCAGGAACCATGTCCATCGCTGCGTTCTTGCAGTTGATATCCACCTATTATTTGACGGATGAAGGTTCCCAAGGGTACGGTTTTGGAAAAGTTTACGGAGGTCGCAAAAAGGGCAACGCTAGACAGCGAGTGTTTGAGAGCAACTACGTGCACTCTCGGGGGAAAAATAAGGGCCAGCCAAAACTAAAACAGATTCAGTCTAAAAAGGAAGAAGTGATGCGTGCGCTCTATGGAATGGAGGCTGCAGATCCTTCTTGCGTTTTTAAGCCGCCTCAAATATCATGTCGATTTGAGGCCGTGCCCATGCGAGAAGAGTACTCCGGGGCGTTCAGAAAAAAAACACTTTTAAAAATACACGTGTTCGATCGCAAGTGCAGTGGCGCAGAATCCTTGATGTCGGTTTTAGATTCGTTTTCTGGACACAGTGTTGCCAGAATGCTGACTCGCGAGCCTAGGAGTCCCCGGAGCACCAAGCACCAGGCCATATATGCTGAACAGTTTAATGTGTTGTCCTCTCCTCCGCTAGAGATTATCAAATCTGTGCCTCCTATGACTGCCGAGGTGGCAAAAACGCTGGGACTTAAGGATAAAGACCTGGAGAAGACGCTTATAGCTGGTTGCTACAGTGTTTCCGAAGGTTCAACTGCTAGAATTAAGGAAGTATTTTCTTCTATGTTTCCGGCATTCATCTACGGAGGTCTTAATTCAGGAATAATCTCAGCGAAGCTAGCTTCCTTGAATAATCAACCGTTGACTACTCTGGGTATAGTGGGGCGCGGAAAGACAGATCCAGATGCTTCGGACGTAGACGACGGACTACCGATGGCCATAATGCCAATGAGTCTGACGTTAGAAACGTACGGTTTTCCGCTCTTCGAAATCGGTCAGCAGTATTTTCTAGACATGACGACCAACACTACTGCTGATAATTTTTATGCGGTGACATCGGTGACGCACGCAATTGAAGCAGGCCGGTTTGTTTCTACTGTGGAAATGAGTACAATGAGCTCATACGCTAAGTGGAAGCCGACGACTGCTTGGCTGCAAAAACTAGCCCTGGCTGGAGCTATAACCGCTAATGAAGGAAAATCTTCTAGTTAGTGTATTTTTATCGAGCGGTAGCTACAATGGTTGCATGGATGTATACATGCAGTTTGAGAATGCAGAAAGAATTCTTTTGAAGAGTGTTCCAAGCTCTCCTGAGCTCGAAGTGAGCCTATCACCTACAGGACGCTCAGAAGTTGCGGATTATTTCGAAATTCTAGGAATGTCTGACGCCGAAGTACTCCCTCCAGCGTATAAGCAACTGTGCACCCATTTAAAGTTTACCACTCTTGAATTGCTACATGCTGTTCCCGAACAGAAGCTCAAAGATCATTTAAAAAAAGTTGTCAATTCTCTTAGCGATATTTTCAACACTTCGCGCAATGCGGAGTATTTTGGCAATTATATTCGCATAAAAAAGTTTCTGGCATCTTTCCAGCGGGCCCGGATTGATGTTGTTGCTCTCAAAAAAATGATTGAAATGAGCAAGCATGAAGTAGTAAAATCCACGCTGAGCAGTTTTTTGGCCGATGATACAGGCCGAGTTGAATCTGTCGTGTATTCCACCACGGGGACAGCGACTGGCCGATTGACTGTTGCGTCTGGGCCGCAAATATTGACTGCTCCTGCCGAAGTGAGAAAATGTTTTCGTAGTCGCTTCGAAGCGGGTAAAATATTGCAGCTGGACATCGTCTCCGCAGAGCCGAAGCTGGCACTTTATGCCGCAGAACAGCATCCACCGAAGGACGTATACAATTACATTGCAAACTCCATCCTTGAAGGTAAAGTTTCCAGAGCCCAGGCAAAACTGATTACTCTCTGCGCTCTTTACGGCCAATCTGCAAGAATGCTCAAAAGAAAATTGCCTGTTGGTGTGAATCCGAAGGAAGTCATTAGAAAGACTAAAAAATATTTTAAAAGTGAACAGTTGGAAGACGCTCTTCGGGCAGAAAGCACGAATGGGCTGTTTAGAAGTGTCTTAGGAAGACCACTTCAAGTTCCGGATGACAAGTCGCACTTCTATATCAGCTATTACTTACAAAGCTCAATCGCTGAGGGCGCGATCCTGATGTTTGGGCGGTTTATCGAGACTGTTAGCATGGAATGCGAACCGTTATTTATCATTCATGATGCTTTGATAGTTGATTGCAGTGATGAGGCTGCCAAAAAGCTGCTGAGTGGGGATGGTATTAAAGTTGTTTTAGGAGAATGGGAATTTGACGTTGATGTCAAGGTTCTTGAAGATATTTAATGATATGAATGAAATGCTACTAAAAGAGAGGGTGCGGTCCATAATTTTTGACGTTTTGCGAGAACAGACTGAAGGAGAGTCTTCTGGCGAGACCCCAACTGATCGACCGCGCACCGGCAGACGTAAAAAAAAGAAGGCTGCTCCGGGCGAAATTCGAATTGCCGATCGAGCGGTTGGCAGCGGCCGTTTTAAAAAGTTTGTGGAAGAAGCCAACGCGCGCGCCACCAAAGACGCGCGAGGATTAATGAAAGATTTAGGTATTAGAACCGCTGCAAGAGGTTCTGACTTAGATCAAGTAGAAAAGATTCTCAAGTCAGCTATTCACGTCCATCCGCTCATGCGACAGTCTTACGGCGGAGTCAAAAAAGTTCCTGTGGTTTTGCCTAACGGAGAACAGAGTGAGGCTGTGGGGATTTTTTTAGCTCAGCTGGATTCACGGAACGGTATCAAGTTTCTTTCACATACACTGAACGGTGCCAAAAATGCCGGTTTTCTGAATCTACAAGGCGCGCTAGAGCTGGGTAAAGGCCAAAAGGCACCGATCGTCATCTATTCGACCTGAACTTTCTACCTTGTTCACTTATCTTTGAATCATGAGTGCAGAAAACTTAATCGTGCAGTACGAAAAATACTGTGACATAATGAAGAAGGTGGCTGACACCTCAATCGTAGAAAGATTGTCAGATGAGATCGGCGAACGACTCGTGATGGCTCCTCGAGGCTTGACTGTCGAGGACGGCGGCACCCCCGGAGCTTTAATAGAGTTTAGTTTGGCTGTGGCGAGTGCCGCTAAGGCTTTGAGCAACCATTTTGGTGATGCTAAATCTCTGGTAAAAGTTAGTCTGCTGCACGAGCTAGGGAGGCTAGGCGATCTTCGAGAGGGCGCAGATTTATTTATTCCGCAAGAATCTGACTGGCATCGTGAGAAGCTAGGTCAGATGTACAAGTACAACGATGCATGTTCGAAGATGAACGTAGCTCATAGGACGCTCTGGATGCTCTCCCATTTAGGTTTCGAGCTTACTCGAGAAGAGTGGATGGCCATTAACGTTTCGCAGGGGCTTCATCTGCAGGAGAACCAGTTTTATGCAACGTCTATAGACGGCCTTGCTGCTGGCCTTTTAGCAGCCAGGTCTGCCGTATTGCATGGCAGTTGATACTTATAATGCATGAGACTAGTCAGAGAATTCATTCGAGCCGTCATGAGAGAAGCAGCTGCCAAGGAGACTGAAGAAGATCTCCTTCTTGAACCCGATGAAAAAGACGGCCGTCAAGAGGACACAGCTGACGAGACTAGTGGTGCTGCAGCTGTTGCGGGATATACCCTACCTTTAGGAGCATCCAACTCGCCGACCACACTGCGTCAGCGTGGGGACATTGCCGGCAGCGGTTTTGGTGGTGCAAAACCTATCGAAGAAGACGATGAAGATGATGATCCGGACGTCTAGGCGATTCTAAACACAAAACATTTGAACATTTGAAGTCCCAAATATAAACTTAGAAGGTCAACACTGTTGACAAGAATTTAACCATTGACCATTGAACATATAAGGAGATAAAATGGCAATTGACCTCGATGCGATTCGCAATAAACTGAACCAACTTTCCGGAAACAACAGTCGTAGAAACACGATGTGGCGTCCTCAAGAGGGCGAAGAGGCCACTGTTCGTGTCTTGTCTTTTCCGGATAACGACGGCCAGCCCTTTCAAGAGCGCTGGTTTTATTACAATATCGGCAACAATCCAGGCCTCCTGGCGCCCTACCAATTTGGTAAGCCAGACCCCATTCAAGAGCTCATCAACAAGCTGAGGGACGACGGTTCCAAGGAATCGTACGAACTGGCCAAGAAGCTCTATCCCAAGATGCGATGCTATGCTCCGGTCGTTGTGCGCGGTGAAGAGGACCGCGGAGTGCGCCTCTGGTCGTTTGGCAAGACCGTGTATCAATCTCTACTCAACATTATGCTGGATGAGGACTACGGTGATATTACGGACCCTAAAGAAGGCCGTGATGTAAAGGTGGTGTGTACTAAGCCTCCTGGTCGCATGTGGGCCACTACTGAAGTTCGCCCTCGAGGAAAGCAGACTCCGCTGGCAGAAGCGAAGCAGGCCAAGGAGTGGATGGATAACATTCCAAGCCTGGATGATCTATATACTCTCAAGTCGTACGAAGAGCTGGAGAAGATCGTCAATGATTGGCTGTCAGGTGACGATTCCGATAACGACGATGACTTCGGGACTGCCCGTGGCGGTGCATCTAACACTAATACGTCTGAAACGGATTCGACGACTGAGGCTAAGAAGTACAAGAGCTTGGATGATGCCTTTGCTGATCTAGAAGACCTATAGTCTATCGTTCATTGGTAGTAAAAACGTCAAGCGGCTTCGGCCGCTTGACTTATATTTGAACACTGACTTTTGTAATTTTATTATTGCAACACTGGACGGAAGATAGATGGCAAAAAAGAAAATTAATGATAGTTTCACCTCTGAGCTTATAAGTTCGCTTAACAAAGAACACGGTTCTAAGGTTGCCTATAATTTAGCGCATGATACTTCTCCAACGCATGTTAAACGCTGGATCAGTACCGGTTCTCAACTGTTAGATTATATTACTTCCAATAGGCCGGCCGGTGGCCTTCCGGAGGGCCGGATCGTCGAAGTTTTCGGCCCTCCGGGAATCGGCAAATCTCACATAGCAATTCAAGTAGCCAGATCGACCCAGCAGATGGGAGGCATTGTGGTCTACATAGACACGGAGAATGCCACGTCGGTCGAGAATTTATCTCTTCTAGGTGTAGACATCACGAAGAGGTTTGTTTATGTCGATACCCACTGCACCGAAGAGGTGCTCTCCATTGCAGAGTCGACGATCCTTAAGGCAAAAGCGATGGACAAAGACGTTCCTATAACGATCATTTGGGATTCCGTGGCTGCTTCGTCTCCAAAGGCAGAACTCATCGGTGACTATGACAAGGAAACCATCGGCCTGCAAGCCCGGGCGATATCGAAAGGCATGCGTAAGATCACGGGTGTGATTGCTAATCAAAACGTTTTGTTTTTGATCCTGAATCAAATTCGTACGAAGATTGGAGTCATGTATGGAGACCCCACGACTACACCCGGCGGAAAAGCAATACCGTTTCACTCGTCAGTGCGGATAAAACTCGGCGCCGGCCAGCAGATTCAAGATAAAAATAAAAACGTCGTTGGGATCCATGTTACTGCTAAGACGATTAAAAACAAAGTATCAGCGCCTTTTAGAGATTGCAAGTTTGAGATCCACTTTGGAGTTGGCATCAAAGAACATGAGCAAGTGTTTGATGAACTTCGTAAGCATGGCAAAGAAACCATCGACGGTTATGAAGTTTCCGTGTCTGGAACGGGGACGTGGAAAGTATTAAAAGTGGAGAAGGCAGAAACGGGGGAGACTGTTCTTGAAAAGAAGTTTTATAAAGCTGATTTTGATAAACTCTTAAAGGATCCTCAATACTCTAAATACCTAGACGCTCTTCTTAATCGGGCCATGGTTAGAAAAATGAGTACTTCCGATGGCATCGCGATTGATGCTGAGGCTTATGAAGAGGTGAGAGCGCTTTCTTTGGAGCTTGAATCAGACCTCATTGATCCGGAGGGGTAATTGATTTCCCGGCCAATTCTTATCATTGATGGCCTGAATTTTTTCATGCGACATTACATTGCCAATCCTAGCATGAGCGACCATGGCGAGCCAGTTGGCGGAATCGTGGGTTTTATGAAGGGAGTATGGCATCTGTGTGATAGGATATCCCCGTCTCGCGTTGTGATAGCATGGGAAGGCGGAGGTTCCCCAAGGAGGCGAGCCATTCTCAAAAATTATAAAGAGAGCCGCCGACCGGCAAAGCTCAACAGGTTTTACGAAGACGACATCCCAGACTCTGTCCAGAACAGGAGCGGCCAAGTTGCTAAAATTATCGATCTCTTAAAAACAGTCCCGGTAACTCAGTTGTATGTCGCAGACTGTGAGGCTGATGACTTGATAGCTTACTTAGTAAAATACACGTTTTGCGACGATCGATGCGTCGTAGCATCATCCGATAGGGATCTGTATCAGCTGCTTTCTAAAAGAGTAATACAGTGGTCACCTGGGCAAAAAAAATATATTACCATAAAAACTTTAATCGAGAAATATGGGGTGAGTGCTACTAATTTTTGTACCGCGCGCGCCTTTGTAGGCGATGGCTCTGATAAGATCGATGGGGTCCCTCGTGCAGGTTTTGCATCGTTAGCTAAAAGATTTCCAGAGTTGTCTGGAGACGAATTTGTTTCTGTTGAAACCCTCATAAATACGGCTAGAGATCGCTTACAGGAAAAAAAGCTTAAGTTGTTCGAAAACATGATCGAATACGAAGAAATCTCGCGACGAAATTGGAAGCTGATGTATTTAGATACAGTGAACTTATCTGCTGATCAGATTAAAAAGCTGGAACATTCAATTGAAAATTTTTCATCTTACGCTAATAAAATGTCCCTTGCAAGATTAATGTTACGTGAAGGTATTTCTAACTTTGATATTGATGCTTTTTTCGCGTCCGTCAACGCCTGTAAGGGATAAAATAAATGGTAGATAGAGAAGTGATCCAAACAGATTACGCCACCCCACACTTCAGCACGTACGGCAAAGCTTTTCAAGAAAAAATATTTCAAAGTCTAATGACGGACAAACCATGGGCCACCCAAATGGTTGAAATAATGAACCCATCCTTTTTTGATGTTCGTTATTTGCAGTACCTCTCTGAGAAGTACTTCACCTACTTCCAACAATACAAGTGCTTTCCATCTTTGGGGTTATTGGTAACCATCGTAAGAGATGACCTAACTGACAACGACGACATTATTCTCAGGGATCAGATAGTGCATTTTTTGCACAGGATCAAAGCCAGCACTGATTTAGCTGATCTTGCATTTGTCAAAGATAAGGCACTAGATTTTTGTCGCAAGCAAGCGTTTAAAGACGCCTTAGAAGAAGCTGTTGATCTCATTCAAACTGAAAAATTTGAGAGCGTTCTATCTCTCATGAAAAAAGCAGTTTCGGTCGGTCTTCCCTCTAGTTCCGGCCACGATTTCTTTGAAGATGCCGAGGCACGATTCGTAAAAGTCAACAGGCAAGTGTGTCCCACTGGCTTGCCGCGCTTGGATGCTCACGACGTTTTGCGGGGAGGCCTGGGCCGCGGCGAGATGGGCGTGGTAACAGCAAACACTGGTGTTGGTAAAAGCCACTGGCTAGTTGCGATGGGTGCTAATGCAATGAGAGCGGGAAAAAACGTTTTGCACTATACGTTCGAACTCACCGAATACGCAGTGGGTTTACGTTATGATTCCAACCTGTGTAATGTGGCATCTAACAACGTACAAGATCGTAAAGAAGAGGTGCTCAAACAATACGAAGAGATGGAACTAGGAAGACTGATCATAAAAGAGTATCCTACGGGAAGTGCTTCTTCTATAACTCTTCGAAATCATGTTGAAAAATTAATGCTAAAAGGATTCGTTCCGTCTGTCATCATCATAGACTACGCAGACATCATGCGTTCGACCAAAAGTTACGACTCCCTACGGCACGAGCTTAAGTTGATCTATGAAGAATTAAGAAATATGGCTATGGATCTGAGGGTTCCGATATGGACAGCCTCCCAGGCCAATCGGGATTCCGCTAACTCTGATATAGTTGGGCTAGAAAACATGTCTGAAGCTTATGGCAAGGCAATGGTAGCCGACGTTGTCATTTCGCTCTCTAGGAAAGCGATTGAAAAATCTACTGGAGCAGCACGGCTTTTTGTTGCAAAAAACAGAGCTGGAAAAGATGGTTTAGTTTTTCCTATTCACATCGATACTTCTAAGAGTAAATTTGATATTATCAACGAGAGCGCACTCACCCTAGACGAGGCAGTAAATCAAAGTAATGGAGACATGAAGGAATTACTGAGGAAAAAATGGAAGGAAGTGGGCCATGATTGAATCCGTTAAGTTGAGTTTGACAGATCGGGGTGCCGCTGTGCTGCACGCGCATGGCATAACTCCAGAATCCTATGGCACCGCTTATGACGGAGAATCCGCCGGGCTGGATCTATATAACGCTGGAGACGACGCCCAAGTTATGGGCAGGACTAAGTGGTCGGTATTAGGAGAGCAACCAATACTACTCCCTACCGGAGTCAAAATCGATGTTCCTGCAGGCTGCGTCGGATTGATCCGTGGAAGAGGAAGTATAATACATACCGGATTAGTAATTCGCGGTGGCGTTATCGATCCAGGATATACTGGAGAGATTTTTGTTAATCTTGTCAATATTGGAGAACGAGATACGAACATCCCTGCTGGAGCCAAATTGCCACTGCAGTTAGTAATAGTGCGATGCTTTACGGATTTTAGAGTAATAAGCAATTTAGAATTCTTAGAAGAGACCAAAGGATACAAGAGGCAAGCCGGTATTGTCGGCAGTTCGGATCAACAGATTCAGGCTGTCGAAGGCGAAGAGGGCGAGTGAATTTTTGAGTCTGTGGAGACAAGTGGATGTCAAAAACTTTTGATCAAGTTTACGAAGAGAGCTTGGAGTACTTTCGTGGCGATGAGTTAGCAGCTTCAGTCTTTGCCACCAAGTACGCGTTACAGGACGGCGAAGGCAATTATATAGAATCCAATCCGGATCAAATGCACCATCGTTTAGCAAAGGAATTTGCTCGGATTGAACAGGGGTACGATAACCCCATGGGAGAAGATGAGATCTATGGGCTACTCAAGGATTTTTCTTTTATAGTCCCCCAAGGATCCCCGATGGCGGGAATCGGAAATCCTCACCAGATTCAATCTCTGTCTAATTGTTTTGTGGTTGATTCCCCACAAGATTCGTATGGAGGTATCCTTAAAACTGATCAAGAACAAGTACAAATCATGAAGCGCCGGGGCGGCGTGGGGTTTGACATTTCTACCATCCGTCCCACCGGCCTACCGACTTCGAATGCTGCAAAGACTACTGATGGTATCGGTGTTTTCATGGAGCGATTTTCTAACTCCTGTCGAGAAGTAGCACAGGGCGGCCGCCGCGGCGCACTGATGTTGACAGTTTCTGTGCATCATCCGGATATCAGAACATTTATCAATATCAAACGTAATCTGACAAAGGTGACGGGGGCCAACATTTCCATCCGTCTTACCGACGAATTTATGGAAGCTGTGGAGCAGCGCCAAGACTACGAACTTCGATTCCCGGTCGAGCCTGACGCTGAACGGATGGTCTCTGAGTGGACCTCGGCGCGAGTACTCTGGGATGAAATTATAGAGTCTGCTCATGCGTCTGCAGAGCCGGGCTTGCTTTTTTGGGATAATATTTTAAAGTATTCCCCCGCTGATGCTTACAAGGACGACGGTTTTCACACGATTAGCACCAATCCGTGCAGCGAAATAACCCTCTCTGCTTATGATAGTTGCCGGTTGTTGTTATTGAATCTAACTTCTTTTGTTCGTAATCCATTTACCCAGAACGCGACGTTCGATTATCGAGATTTTAGTGAAAAAACGATCAAGGCGCAGCGCCTTATGGATGATCTCATCGATCTCGAGATTGAGTGTGTTGATCAGATATTAGAAAAAATAGCCGTCGATTCTGAGGCCGAGGAAGTTAAGCGCACTGAAGTCAACTTGTGGAAAAAGATCCGACACGCGGCGCTTCAAGGCCGCCGCACAGGACTAGGCATAACTGGTTTAGGAGACACTCTGGCCATGCTTGGATTACAATACGGGTCTTCTGAAAGCATCAGAGAAACGGAGGCTATATATCGCCAGCTAGCAGTATCTGCCTATGAATCTTCGTGTTATCTAGCGCGAGAACGCGGCGCATTTCCAGTTTATGATTTCGAGAAAGAAAAAGGTAACCCCTTCATCGAGCGTCTGTTTAGCACCTCTCCGGAGCTCCGGGGTTTACATAAGCGCTACGGGAGACGAAACATTGCTTTGACAACTACTGCGCCCTGTGGTAGCGTTTCTACGTTGACTCAAACCACATCTGGGATAGAGCCGGCTTTCATGCTAAAGTACACTAGGCGTAAAAAAATTAATCACGACAATCCAGAAGCAGCGGTTGATTTCATTGACGACCTAGGAGATCGCTGGCAGGAATTCGAAGTATATCATCACGGTTTCAAGCAATGGATGGATGCTACCGGAAAAACTGGTGTCGCAAATAGTCCTTATGCAGGATCTACAGCTAATGAAATCGATTGGGAATCGGCTGTCGACCTCCAAGCCGCGGCTCAAAAATGGGTGTGCCACGCTATTAGCAAAACTATTAATTTGCCGAACGACGCATCGGCCGAAGAAGTTCAGAAGGTGTATTGGCGAGGCTGGAAAAAGCACCTTAAGGGGGTTACTGTATATCGAGATGGCTGCAGGGCAGGAGTACTAGTTGCAGCTAAAGAAGATCCAAATGATCAGCGCTTTAAATCGCATAGCGCGCCTAAACGGCCTGATACGCTTGAGTGCGATATTCACCACGCAACAATCCAGGGCGAAGCCTGGACGATTTTGGTCGGTTTGATGGATGAACGTCCATATGAAATCATGGGTGGGTTGCAGCAATACATCGAGATTCCCAAGAAGCACAAGCAAGGCGAGTTGATAAAGCACCCGTACAAGACAAAAGATTCCAGATACGATTTAGTGATTGACAAAAATGGCGATCAATTGGCAGTAAAAGACGTCGTAAAGGTATTTGACAACCCTAATCATTCTGCTTTTACGAGAATCATTTCGTTGGCTTTGCGGCACGGCGCATCTATACAGTACGTAGTCGAGCAGCTGCAAAAAGATAGAGAAGCAGATATGTTTTCGTTTGCTAGGGTGACAGCTAGGGTTCTAAAAAAATATATCGTCAATGGTACTAAAGTCAGCATACAAGCGTGTCAAAATTGTGAGTCGGAAGGTTCGCTGATATACCAAGAAGGCTGCATGATGTGCACTTCATGCGGTTACAGTAAGTGCAGCTAATAAATGGGGCGCCTGGACTCTACTTATGATTGTATCAAGCCTTGTGTTTGCTGCAGTAGTAGTTTTTCAAGAGAGGGCGCTTCAACGAGATGAAACATAAGATTACGATTTCTCCACTCTTGAAAGAAGTGGAGTTGCGAAAGCCGCCCGTCATTATTCGCGTAAACAAGTTCACAGAAGATGCAGCAAAAAAATTCGCCAACGAAGTAGCTCAGGCACATAATACTGGCCAAGATATTATTCCGATTGTTATCGACTCTTATGGTGGCCAAGTCTATTCGTTGATGGCCATGATAGCTGCCATTAAGAATGCAGAGTTACCAATTGCAACCATCGTGGAAGGTAAAGCGATGTCTTGTGGTGCCATTCTTTTTTCATTTGGCACTGATGGCCATCGTTACATGGACGCGCATGCCACGCTAATGATTCACGATGTATCTTCCATGGAGATTGGAAAGGTGGAAGAGATAAAAGCGTCGGCCGAAGAGACGGAAAGGCTTAACCAATTAGTCTATAAGATGATGGCAAAAAACTGTGGTCATACCCCCAAGTACTTTCTCAATTTAGTTCACGAGCGTGGCCACGCTGATTGGTTTTTAGATGCCAAAGAGGCCAAGGAGCACGATTTAGCGAACCACTTGAAGCTTCCCACACTCTGTGTTGATATCGACGTAAAGATCAAAATGAAATGAGTGAGGAGGGGCACGTTAAACGAGTCTCGCTCTATGATGATGGCATCGGATCCGTAGAATATGTGGACCACATGGGAGACGATCTGACGATCGTCAATGCTGCCCGTGTCTCCTTCGGTAAGCATAAAAGTGCTCTGGATGATCGCGACAAAAAACTAATTGACTATCTGGTGAGGCACAAGCATACGTCCACCTTTGAACACAACGTAGTAACACTCAGATTTGTAGTACCGTTGTTTGTACGTAGCCAACATCATCGGCATAGAACTTGGTCTTATAATGAAATCTCCAGACGATATACTGATATTGACATTCGGTTTTACGAGCCTGAGAGATTGCGCGCACAGAGCAAATCTAATCGACAAGCATCCACTGAAGGGAAATTCTTGCCTTTTATCAAGAAACGATTGGGATATGCTTCTACCATCATTAAAAGGCACCATAAAAAATCGCTCAAACTCTATGAAGATCTTCTCACTGCAGGCGTATGCAGAGAACAAGCCAGAGGAGTTCTCCCCCAGAACCTCTATACTGAATATTACGGCACAGTAAATCTGAGTAATCTTCTCAAGTTCATTGACTTGAGGATGCATCCTGGGGCCCAATGGGAAATCCAGAAAGTTGCGGAAGGGTGTCTACTTATTGCCGAGGAACTTTGGCCCATCGCGGTCGAAGCATATAGGAGTACGAAGTGCCAAGCGTAAAAGTTCGTGGATACATGAAGCCAGCATCATCGTTTCATACGCTAAGTGAATGGGAGCACGTGGTCGATCACCTCTTGAACTTCCAAGGCCAAGGGTTAGACTCGCGCGGTGGGCAGATGAGTTGTAAACACCCCCAAATATGTAACATTCAAGATTTTGATAATTTTCTTGAGCTGGTTACGGAATACTTTGGTTATCAACTCCACAATGAGGTGCAGCGGTGGGATTTATTGACTGAGAAGAATGTTTTGGATTTTGTTGAAGATTTTGTCAATCACAGGTTTTGGACGTTTGAGAAAGAATACGGCAGTTACTTTCCGGATATCACTAAGCTAAAATTTGCTTATTTTTATTCTCGCGGCGATATGGAGCCTTATGTGATGCTCGACGAAGAGTTTACTCAACAGGTTTACGGCACTGTTTATAATCCCAAGCAATTAAATCATTACACGACTGAGTCCGGTGCTCGACGGTTAATCGATTCCATAGCTGCCGGGATAGAATATGACATATCTAGCTTCACAGTGATGGAACGGCCGTTTTTCCGCAGTGAGTCTGTTGTATTAGTTCAATTCATCGGTAACGTCCGCGCAGGATTCAGGAGCGATATAAAATCCATGGCACTCGATAATGGTCGACGCGCCTGCAATATGTATCGATTGGGTTATCCTGGGCGTGGGATTGACAACTTGTGTTATGAGTTGGATTCTTGTGATGCCAAGGTAGAGACCAGTCTGTGGAACGAGTATATAGCGACTCCGATCGAAATAATTTCTGTCAACAGTAGATTGTAAATCTGGCATTATTTTTTAAAATTCATTATGCATGAGTTTTTCCTTGATCTAGCTTGGAAGCCGCCTAAGTCGCCTATAGGCATGTTGCAAGAAGATTTATGGCCTGACACTTGGAAGATCTTAGTGGCATGCATCCTGCATAACCAAACAGCTAGAAAACAAGTCGATAGAGTCTACCCAGCATTATTTGATAGGTACCCGTCTGCTAGAGTAATGTCAGAAGCAGAACCAGGTGAATTGGCAGAGCTGCTGAGGCCGCTCGGCCTGTACAATCGTCGCAGTAAATCACTGATTAGATTCTCACAAGAATTTGACTCCATGGACTGGCATATGCCTTCTGAGTTGTATGCATGTGGCGAATACGCAGATGATTGCTATAAGGTATTTTGTTTGGGAGACTGGGAGCGAGTCGTTAGCGACGACGGTTCTTTAAAGCGATACATAGAGTGGCTAAAAAGTGAAAAAGATGCCTGAGGGGCCCGAGGTAAAAAAGAATTCTAACTCGTTAGCTAGATCGATCTCTGGCAAGAAAATCATCGAAGCTTCCGTGATCTCCGGCCGGTATACTAAAAATGAGTTGCCTGGTTTAGAGGCGTTTCGTAAGGAATTGCCTACGAAAACGATTGGTGTGGGGTGCCATGGAAAGTTTATGTTCGTTATTTTTAATAATGACTATAATCTATGGTGCACATTTGGGATGAGCGGCCGATGGTCAGAAAACCCCACCAAGCATGCCCGCTTTAAAATGAGCTTTGAAGAAGGCCCAGAAGTCTTCTTTAACGACATAAGAAATTTTGGAACGCTGAAATTAGTAAAAGGAAGGAAGGCGCTCGTGTCCAAGCTCAGTTCTTTAGGCCTAGATCTGCTAAGTGATGATGTTGATCCTAAGCAGTTTTTAGATCGAGTTAGAAGCAAGGACGGCCACAATATCTGTAAAGCCGTGATGAATCAATCGATCTTGGCAGGCGTGGGCAACTACATTAAAGCAGAAGCGCTATGGATGGCTAAAATGGATCCCCGGCGCACAGTCTCAGAGTTTGAGGATTTCGAATTGCTGAACCTAAAAGAATGCATTGAACAAGTCATGAGGTCTTCTTTTGAGCACGGAGGAGCAACTTTTTTGACTCATAGGGATTTTTCTGGTTATAGAGTGGGATACAGTGAGAGGTTCGTTTGCTATAATAGAAAGTCCGATGCAGAAGGAAATACTGTGGAAAGAATAAAAACACCTGATGGCCGCACGACCCATTGGGCCCCGATCCGCCAAGGAGGACACTAATGAAAACCGTAAAACTTGATGACACTACTATTGCTCAAATTGTGAAATTGATCCAATTGGGTATTTTGACCGGTACAGACATTTCGGATCAACTCCGCACTCTGGAACTGGTAGTAAAAGACGGAAGGGTGATACCGTCCCCAGAGTTCATGGACGTTTTTGAGCAAAACATACAAGCTATGCAGGCTGTTGCTGATCACTCTGCGGACGTAAGCTCTGATTGATTCAGGCGTTGTCTCCTGAGCATCAACAAACTATACGCAAGAGGATTTTGGAGGCTGCTAAAACTCTGGAGGGCAGGCTCCCGGACCATCCCAAACACCCTCAAGGGAGAAATCCGTATGCTCACATTCCAAAAGTGATCAAGGATTCTACAGGCGGCATATCTTATAAAGAACTGCCGGACGAAGCCTTTGAGTTGGTGATGCAGTTGATTCAGTATTGTGAAGAAAACCCTTTTTAGACAAGTTTTGCGCAAGATACAGCTGTAATCATACCTGGATCCAGGTATGATGTTTAAGCAACCTAACGTCTCTAAAGGGCATATAAGTGTCGTCACATTCATCTAAGAAAGATCTGATTTTACCCGATCGCTTCGCCGGACTACATTCCCACTCAGGGTTTAGCACGTTCGATGGTTTGGGCTATCCGAGCGATCACATGGATTTTTGCCTTCAAAACGGCACAGATGCATGGGCGCTCACCGATCATGGCCACATGAACGGTTTTGCATACGCTTATTTGCATGCCAAAAAGATGAAAGAGGCAGGCCACGATTTCAAGTTCCTGCCAGGCAGCGAGATGTATGTGCATCCGGATCTAAACCTATGGGAGACTGATTACGAGTTACGACGAGCCCAAAAGCGAGGGGACGCTGCAGCGATCAAAAAGTTGTCTGAGGAGAGGGAGAAGCTGGCAACGTGTGTCGAAGCGGTGACCGATGCCAACGATGAGATCTTGGACGTCGGTATCGAAGATGCAAGCCTCACAATAGAAAACGAAGAAGAGACGAAGTCGGGAAAGTTCTATGATCCCATCAAGAGGCGTCATCACATGGTCGTCCTGCCTAAGACATCAGTCGGTCTCGAGAGACTATTTGGGCTCGTGTCAAAGGGATACCTGGAGGGGTTCTACCGTTTTCCTCGTGTCGACTACAAGATGCTCAAGGAGGCAGCCCAGGGTGGCCACCTTCTCATTACGACTGCATGTCTAGGCGGCCCGATGGCATATGAGGTTTTCAGGTATCTGCAGCAAGTCGAATTTGACGAATTGAAGCCAGAACTGTTGGACGATGGAAGCCTGATGGAGAAGATCATGCTCGGCATCGGGAACGTATACGATCAGCTCACAGATGCCGTCGGCCGGGACAATGTTTGCTTGGAGCTCCAATTCAACAAGCTCAGTGCCCAGCATCTAGTAAATCGGGCTCTCATGGAGTTCGCTCAAAGGACTAACACAGACGATCGATTGATCGTTACGTGCGATAGTCATTACGCTCGTCCTGAACATTGGAAAGAGAGGGAGCTGTACAAAAAGCTCGGTTGGCTCAACTATAAAGATTACGATCCGAGTGCGCTGCCTCAATCGGAAGAAGATCTCAAGTGCGAACTTTATCCTAAGAATGCAAAGGGAGTCTGGGAGTCGTATCGTACCACTACTGAGGGCATGGAGTTCTATTGTGATGACATCGTGCGGAGTGCGATTGAGAGAACGCATGACATTGCACACAATGAGATCGATGAAATTCACCCTGATTGTTCTATGAAGTTGCCGTCTTACGTCATCCCTAAAGAGAAGACGGCAGATCAGGCACTCATGGAGATGGCCAAATCTGCGTTGGTAGAAAGAGGCCTCCACACAGAGCCTGCATATGTAGCACGTACTGTTTCTGAATTGAAGGTCATCAAGGAAAAGAAGTTCTCTGAGTATTTTTTGACGATGAAAAAGATCATCGACGTGGCATGGCAGAAGCAGATCGTCGGGCCCGGGCGTGGATCTGGAGCCGGCTCGCTCGTCAATTACTTGCTCGGTATCACTAACATAGATCCGCTCGAGTACGGCCTGCTCTTTGAGCGCTTCTTGGACCCGCTTCGAACTGAATACCCAGACATTGATACGGATGTCTCTGACAGAGACAAGCTCATCGATCAACTTCGAGACGAGTTCGGCACTGAAAATGTGGTGCCCATTTCCAATTACAACACCTTCAAGCTAAAGTCGCTGATCAAAGACGTTTCTCGGTTTTATGGGGTGGAATTCAAGGAAGTCAACATTGCGTTGTCTACTCTGGAGAAGGACGTCGCCCGAGGCCGTCGAGCCATGCCTGAAGATGACGTCAGCTTTGACATCACTCTCGAGGAGGCGCTACGGTATTCTGAGCGCACGCGTGACTTCCTAGAGAAGTACCCGGATATTCTCGAGCCGATCAACGTTCTCTTCAAGCAGAACAAGAGTTTGGGGCGTCATGCTGGTGGAGTCATCGTATCAGAGAGGATCGCTGAACGGATGCCGCTCATCGTCACGAAGGGCGAAGTGCAGACGCCATGGATCGAAGGCATGACGGCGAAGCACTTAGAGACCTTTGGGTGGGTCAAGTTCGATCTGCTAGGATTGGAGACACTGCGCATCATCGAAGGCGCCATCGGGCGCATCCTCAAGAAGGAAGGCAATCAGAATCCTACTTTCGAAGACGTCAAGGCATGGTACCAAGAGCACATGGATCCGAAGAAGATGGATCTGAAAGATCCAGAAGTCTATAGGAACGTGTATCACGAGGGCCGATTTGCCGGAGTCTTCCAATGCACACAGAAAGGCGCGCAAAAGCTCTTCCAAAAAGCCAAGCCAGAATCCATCATCGATATTGCAACGTTGACATCGATATATCGTCCAGGCCCCTTGAGTGCCAAGGTGGATAGAACTTACATCAACGCTAAGCAGAACCCAGAGTCTGTGGAATACGGGCATGAACTGATCAAAGAGGTGCTGGAGCCGAGCTATGGTTGCATCGTCTTCCAAGAGCAGGCGATGGCTTTATGCAACGTAGTTGCCGGCATTCCAAAGATAGAACTCAACAAGATTCGCAAGATGATGAAGCCGAGCTCGGGCGGCGATGAAAACGTAGTAAATGCCCGCGCGCTCCAGGAGAGGTTCATTAGCGGAGCTATAGAAAATGGCATCAACAAGGGCATTGCACAAGAGCTCTATGAGAAGATCCTCTATTTTGCCGGCTACGGATTCAATGCATCGCATGCAGTGTCTTATGCTTTTATCTCATACTACTGTGCTTGGATGCTTACTCATTACGAAGAAGAATGGCTTACTGCTTACCTCGAGGCTGCGTCAGGAAGTCCAAAGAAGTTGGCTAAGGCCCTCTCTGAAGTTAAGGCGTTAGGGTACAAAATAGCTCGTGTTGACATTAATAAATCAGACACGACGTGGGTGTGTACGGAAGACAAGGCTTTCGTGCCTTCCTTTTCTTCTTGCAAAGGCATAGGAAATGCTGCAGTCTACGAGATCATGCAAAACAGACCGTATAAGAACGTCGAAGATTTGCTTTGGAGTGAGGATGGTAAGTGGAAGCACTCGAAGCTCAATAAGCGCGCCATGTCGGTCCTTATCCAGCTACGCGCTTTCGATTCCATGGATCTAAAAGCCCACTTTGATTCTTACAAGCATTTTCACGATGTGGTCATCGATCACTGGGATAAACTCAAGAAGAGCACCAAGAAGGATCCCTTTCGAGGCATGAATTTCATGAAGGAGTTGCTACTGGAAGGTGGCGATACCAGCGAGTGGACCATGTCCGAAGTGGCAAGTAACAGCATGAACCTGCTAGGCACAGTGAACGTTGAGATGCTTCTCCCGGCAGAATTTTTGGAGAAGTTGCAAGAGAAGGGCGTCAAGTCGATCGACGAGTTCTCAGGCGAAGACATTTATTGGGTGCTTTGCCTGAAGGCTATTTCGAAGAAGACCAAAAACGGCAAGCCTTATTTGCTCATAGAAGTCTTGGGCAACTCAGGTAAGAAGCACAGGGTATTCTGTTGGAACACCCCTAAAGATGCGACGCTCTCCCCTTACTCGGTCCTGGCAATACAGTTGCAGAATGGAGACTTTGGGTTTTTCACAAATTGGAGAAAGGTACTTGAACTTGGCAACAACTAGTGATAAAATAAATGATATGAAGTTTGATTCGCTAGACTCGGCTTTTAAATCGCTGCTGCACAAAGTCAATTATTTTGGCGAAGAAGTGAACAGCCGAGGAAGTAAGCAGAAAGAGCTTCTATTCCAGCAGTTTGAGATCGCAGATCCCACAGAGCTGATGATTCACTCTAAGGCCAGGAAGTTTTCTTCCACTTATGCGATCGCAGAATGGCTCTGGTATTTATCGAAAAATCCTGCTGTCAATAACATCGGCAAACTGGCCAAGATATGGGAGCAGATCCAAGACGAAGACGGAGAAGTTGAGTCCAATTACGGCGTATATCTTTCTGCTCAGTGGGAATGGGCTATCGACGAGATGTTGGGCGACAACGATACACGTCGCGCGACGATTGTCATAAATCAGCCGCACCACAAAGGGAAGAACAAGCTAGATTATCCGTGTACCCAATATCTGCAATTTTTCATTCGTAATAACAGCCTACATCTAGGTGTTGCGATGCGATCCAACGACATCATCTTTGGTTTTTGTAACGATGTTTTCACATTTGCGCTCTTCCAACAACTGATGCTCAACGAATTGAACGAGAGAGGGGCAGGCGTCAGCCTAGGCTCCTACCATCACCACGCTGGCAGCTTGCATCTGTATGAACGGCATTTTGAGATGGCGACAAAGGTTTTAACTGAAGAACCGGTTAGTCCCCCATCAAACACTCGCCGGTTCGAATTAAAGGCTGGCTGGACTTGGGAGAAGCTGCTAAAAGAAAGGAAGTTTCTGCCGAAAGAAGACATGGAAAAAAGTGACATAAACAACTTTGCTGCATGCAGAAAAAAGGAGCTGTTCTTTGAACATACTAGATAGAGCAAACGAGATCGTCAATAAGCGGTCCGAAGAGAAAGCCAGGCAGTACGGCCCGTTTTCGGAGGGCATGGAGAGGGCAGCAAGCATTGCTCGTGGCATGACTGGTAAGGATTTTACGGCTGCAGACATGTACGCTGCATTGGTCGCCCTCAAGCTTTCTAGACATTCGTACTCTTATAGAGAAGACAATTTACTGGATGCATGCGCTTACATTGGTGCATTGGACAATTACATCAAGGAGAAGGCCGATGAGGATCACGAAGGTCCGGAAAGTAAAGACACCGACTAGGGGCACACCACAATCAGCAGGGCTGGACTTTTATGTCCCTGAGGATTTTAATCGTGCTTGCATCGGTGTCGGCGAAAAAGTGTTCATACCGAGTGGTATAAAAGCTAATGTACCAGAAGGGTATGCATTGATCGCTTTTAACAAGAGCGGCATTGCTCTCAAAAAGTCACTGTTCGTCGGTGCGTGTGTCGTCGATGAGGATTACCAAGGGGAGATCCATTTGCACGTCGTCAACGTCGGTGACAAGACGACTATGATCTCGCCCGGAGAAAAACTCGTCCAATTGGTGCTACTTCCCGTGTTATATGATACAATAGAGGTGGTCGAGGAATCGGAACTCTTCGAGCAGGCGACCATCCGTGGTCCTGGCGGCTTTGGTTCCACTGGTCTATTTTAGGAGTAAGGATGTCTGTAATCGTTAGCCCTATTACCACTCATGCAAATCGTACCACGAGTCATCGTACGGGTTGGGCTCGCATGTGGGGAAAATGCTTAGGAGCTGAACTAGCTTTTAAAAGAGACTGGTCAAATGAAGAGATCGTCTACTTCGAACATGGCATGGAGTTTAAGGAGAAATCCAAGGGCGTCAATGTATTCCTTAAGGACCATAAGTCATGGGACGCTTTAGCCGCTAAGGCAAAGCAGATCCAGAACTTTTCTGGGCAACTCTTCTCCTTAGATATTGATTGCCCTGATTATGGCCAGCGACTCCATTGCCGTGTGCGGCCGCACTCTTCTCCTGCTTACAGGCAGCTGGATTTTGCTAAGATTTCCAAGGTTTGTGCTTCCGCAAAGACAGTTAGGCAGCATGATCAAGATCAGAAAAGCTTGGTGTTAGGAGACTCTCATGCTCTAGCAGCTTGGCGTCCCGATGCTTATTTGACCAGACTGGATGGCCAGACCCTGAACGGCGCACTGAACTTAGGTTTTTCGGATTGGATAGAAGAATATACCCACGGCTCAAACCCTAGTGAGCTACTCTCTATTCGAACCTACTTTGGTAACATCGACATCAGGCACCACGTCTGCCGCCTAGCAAAGAGTGCTTCTGAACAGAGGCAGATGGCGGTGGATTTGGCTGACCGATATCTAGCAGAGCTTCTTCGATGCAAAGAAGCTTATGAATTGGAAACGGTCGAGGTCGTTGCTGCGCTACCGATTGAAAATGAGAGTCGTCGATTACCGAAGACGGGTTACTATAAGGGCCAGCCTTTTTGGGGTTCATGGAGAGAGCGTAACGAAGCCAAGAAGGCATTCAACGACGCACTTCGACACCGATGCACCTTTTTGGGGTTTGAAGTGATCGAATGGCCGAGGTACTTCATCAACGAATTTAGCGAACTAGATTTTGGTGTCATGGAAAAACCACGTTCCGTGCACATTTCCCCAGAACACTATCTATGGAGCATTTGAGTGTCAGACAGGATTAAATTTAACAAATACTTTGATGATTTCCTGCAATATACTGCCAAAGCGAAGCTAGTCCAGAAGGAGTGCAACCTAGGCGGCATGTCTTACATTGGTTCGTGTGGTGATGATCTGATGGAAAACGTCACCATCTACGACACAGTAGAAAGGAAGCACGCTGGTTTCCAAAACATGCTGCAAGATCTGTGGTATGCTGGTCGAGCTCCCAAGTACTACAAGTGGGACGCTGATCATCGGGCACGGAACCACACTTATGAAGGGCTGCACGTGGCCTGGACGCATCGAGAGTGGCTGTTCGTTTTTCTCGTGCATCGAATTACCGGCTCTGGCGCATCCTTTGAGGCTGATCACGGTTACCGTAACACGATAATTCCAGAGATCGCAAAGCTAAAGACAGTAGAGGAGATGACGGATTGGATCCGCAGTTACGATGGTGTCATGTACACTTCGATCGGCAATCAGATCCCTGCTTTTCCCAAGCCTAGAAACGGTTATCGGACCGGAGGCAAAGTCTATTTTGGGGAGCATGCTCATCATCTGGTGGATGACGTATGGAAGTTTATCTTTAGAGCCACAAGCTGCAGGGGAAAGGCGACGATTCGAGAGATCGTAGACTTCATGTGCGAGTGGAACCGAGAGCACGGCATGAAGAGGTTCCACTTTCAATACACGGCGATCGCGGCCGATCTCGCGGATTACTACCCCGAGCTCGTAGAAGAAGGCAGTCACATGTACTATGGCAAGAATGCCCAGGAAGCCATGGATCTCTTTGCTGAGAAAGTGGGGAGGGTTTCTAAGGCAGACTACTATGATCTTGTGATGGAAGAAGCCCAGCATCGCACCGGTGGTCACCCGAAGGACCTGGAGGATGTCATGTGTGATTACATCCG